ATTTGGAAAGACGCGACTACTTATTCCCGTAACGACAAAGACCGGATCCCTTCCGTCTTCGAATACCAAAACGGGGGGCTTTGTATTACAGTGGTCCGGGGTCACCGTTTCAACCCGGAAAATTGGGTCGTACATTGTCACCAATTGGGGATCGACACGGCGGACCTCAAATTGGAGGTTGCAAAAACCACCCCCGAACAAGCACAAGAAGCAGCAATCGAAATGGTACGGACGCGACTTCGTCGCCTTTACGCCTGTTTGCCCAAAGAAATTAAGTAACCACTAAAAAAACTTTGCTTTATGTCACATGAAATTGATTTTTCGAAAGGATACCCCGCAATCGTAACAGTCGGGAAACCTGCATGGCACGGATTGGGTAAGACCGTAAACAAGATCGAACCCCTGGAAGCACTCAAGCAAGCGGGTTTGGATTTTAAGGTATTGTTGGCGCCCAATATCCACGCCTACCCGGTCGATCCGGCGACGGGGGATCCATACTTCCCCTACCTCATTTCGGAAGAATCCTTCTTCACCTTCCGGACGGATACCGGAAAGGTCCTTGGCGACAAATTGGGCAAGTATTATTCCGTTCTTCAAAACTCCGAAGCAATCGAATTGATAACCCCCCTTTGCGAAATGGGGTTTAAGATCAACGTTGCGGGGGCGCTTCGCCACGGCCGGACGATCTTTCTTACCCTGGAATTGGGGGAATACGTCGTCGGGAACAATGACAAGGTGAAGACTTACCTTGTCTTTACCAATACCCACGATGGAAGCCGGAATATTTACGCCTTTTTTACCGACGTCCGGGTCGTTTGTGCAAATACGTTGCACTTGGCTTTTGAGAAGGACGCCAACGGCAAAAGGTCCAAGGACGTTGTAAAGGTGGCGAAGACGGAACAAGCAATCGAATGGGTTTTACTGGCAGAAAAGCACACCACGAAGGCGCAAAAGGTCTTCGATCAAATGGCCAATATCCCCCTTTCCCCCGAACGCTTCTTCGACTACGTCGGGGCGGTCCTTTTCGACAACGCCGAACGTCGCAAACTTGCGTCCGGGGATCCTTCCTTCCTTTCGACCAGGAAGCGCAACCTTTTGTCCGACTTCTTCCGGTACGCTCAAGAAGGACCAGGACAAAAAGAGTACGCCGGTACCGTATGGGGCGCCTACAACGCGGTAACGGGTTACCTTGGCAACGTCAAGAACTACAAGGATCCTTCGACCAGGACCGAATCTATTTGGTTTGGCGAAAGTGCGAAAGTTTCGGAATTGGCCTTCGCCTATGCTTCTTCGCCTGAAAAAGTCCCGGCATTGTCGAAGTATGTGAAAAAGGACAAAGATTTTTTCCTCAACTAAATAGCTGCAAACTAGGGACTTAGGAACTAAGGGACGACCCGGCGCCGGATCGTCCCTTGTTTTTTAGGCATATTGTGTATTATCTTTACTATGCTTATCACACAAATAACAAAGCAAACGTACAATGGAAGCACAAAAAAAGACCTCCAACAATACCGTTTCAATGTCGCCGGAACAAGTTCGACAAAGGGTAATTGCCTTCGCAAGAAGGATTGCAAACGGACCAAAAGGCGAAAAGCCTTCCGAAATTATGCGCAAAGCGCACGTTTCCGGGGTAACCTTTTCGGCGCTTAAACACGCGCAACTATTCGAGCAAAAGGGCGGGAAATTCATTTTTGCCGGTCCGTTACAAATTGCCTTGGCGGCGAAGCAATTCGAGGAAGCAGCAAGAATAATCCTTGACGCCCGGGAAGTTTACAATTCCTTCCTTGTGGAAGAAAGGAAGAAGCGGGCAATTGCAACCCCTGGAAGCGAAGCGCCGGTAAGCGTCCAAGGGGTGAAATTAGAACTTCCCTTCCACGGGGGACAAAACGACAAGGATCTGAAAGGTACGGCGAAGGATCAACCGGTCCCGGAAGTCGACATAGTTTACAATTATTCCAACGGGGAAAGGACCGTCGAAGCGGTCGAAAGAAAGGGGATCCCCCTTACCTCAACCTATAAAACGAAGCCCGAAGGATACCCGGTCGTCATATCGAAAGACGCCTATTACCACGCAATCGCTTTTTGCATCTCGCAAGGAAGGGTATTGGCGGACGTCGTCGACGAAGCGGTCTTCTTCTTCTTGGCGGATCACCTTTCGAAAAAAGCCGGTCGATAATCCCAAGGGGGCGCTTTGCCCCTTTTCATATCACATAAAACGAATCCACAATGGCAAAAGTGCAATTTACCACGGACCGAACTTTCGAAGTCGCCTTCGCAGAACTCAACTGCCAAAGGGCGGAACAAAACAAAAAGCCAATATCGAAGAAGGCTTTTATTGGCTACTGTTTCGACTTCTTTTTTTCCCCGGAAGTTCCCCCGGCGGAAGGGGACAAAGCGGAAGTCTTTTCCTTCTTTATCTCAAAGATCCGAAGCAATGGCAAGTAAAAACAAACGGCGCTATTTCCGGCCAACGATAACCCTTTGGACGGACCTTTTAACGGGACTTGGTGCAATTGGCCTATTTTTTGTACTAATCGTCGGGGATTGGTCGGTAATAAAGGCGAATTCCGCTTGGATTATTGGCGCCTATGTTTTTGCCTTGGCGCTTTTATTCTTCCGGGTCGAATCAAAAAAAAAAGTAACCAATGAAAAACGCAACGCGGTTTATAACCTTCTTGGCGGCCGGTCTTTGCCTTGCCGTATCCCTTTCCATCGAAGCGGACTTTTATTCCCGTTTCTTGGCTTCGATCCTTGGGGAAGGTAAGTACGTTTGGCTTCCGGTCCTTTCGGCCGTAACGGTCCAAGTTGCACGGTTGGCGACGTCCTGGAATAGCGCTTCTTTCGCGTCCCGGGATATGGTCCAACAAGCAACGGCAAACTTGAGAATTTCCGGAACGATTGCGATATACGAAACGGTCGAAGTAACCTTGTTTGGTCTTGCATACCTGGAAGGAGGAACGGCCGGGGCCTTCGTTCTTTTCGGATCGTTCTTTGTTTGGGTATCGTTCGCCTTGGAAATTATCTTGGTCCGTTCCCTCAACCCGAAGACGATACCTTCCGGAACGTCACAAGCGGAACAACCGGCACCGGAAACAGGAACGGCGGTACAAACTTCCGGAACGTCACAAGCGGAACGAAGGGAACGTCCCCGACCAGGGGGCGGACCGTCCCGGGATCGTTCCACGAAACACGCAAAGCAAGATCTTCCTTTGGCAATCCTGGAAGCAAAGGAACGAATTGCAGCCACGGGACAACGGCCGTCCTACCAAGCAATTGCGGACCTTGTCGGTTGTTCCAAGACTTCCGTTTCCCGGGTATTATCTGGCAGCTAAACAAAAAAATTATGGTACTCCTATTCACTTTAAAAACGCTTGGTGTAATTGTTCTTTTGATCCTTGCCGTTCCCTTTGCTTGGATCCTTGCTTGGTTTATTCCGTTCCCGGGAACCGTATCCGGGTACGAATGGTCCCGGCATTTTAAAATTATGGAACAACTCCGAAACTTGGACAAACGCGCCCGGGGGCTAAACGTCGGAACGATCCAACCCGAACCAGGAAACGAAGTCGACGAATACTTCGCCAATTGTTCCAAATACGAAATGGTCCGGGAATTGTGGCAAATTTCCAAGACCTACCCCGACGCCTACCCCAAGACGGAAAACTATTGGCATGAAATGAGGGAAATTAGGGCAATGGGCTTCCGGACCGTCGACAAGGGGGACGATACTTTCGTCGGATACCGTGGCGACGATCCGACGGAAACGGTAAGGACTTACAAACCAAAGCAGACCGGCGGCAAAATGTCCCGAATCGACCAGGAAATAAACGTCGTCGAATTGGATCCGATACCGTCCGAAGCGGGGACTAAGCCCCCCCCTACCGAAGAAGAACCGTCGTAACTTGTTGAGGGACAATTCCAAAAAAGCCCTACCCCGTCCAACGGAGTAGGGGGGGGGGTAAAAAAACCCCCCTTTTTTTTGCTTTGTCTGATATAGTTGTTATATTTGTATCGTTGGCGGATCCCCCAAGGCAGGGGGCGCCTATTTTGTCACTAAACGACTTCGCAATATGAAACCAAGAATTTTAAAGCGACTTCCCAAGGAGGTTACAAGCGTACTTCGCAATCCCGGTCTTTTCCGTCCGGTAAACGTCGTCGGGGAAGATGCGGAATTAGTGGTCTTGAGATACCACGAAACCAGGAAGCAACGTATTTGGTGGAACGTCCAAACGGGACAACCCATTAACACGGACCAAATATTGCCCCTTCCTTATTCTCCGATTGGCGACGGGACTTATTGGTCCCTTTGGGTACCCGCCGGGGTCGATATTTATTCGCCAACCCCGAAGACCTTTGGTCCTGTTTCCATCCTGGAAGGGGAAGAAGGCGAAGCGGAAGACGCCAAACGATACGAAGCAATTTCCGGCCTTCTAAGCAACGACGACCAGGGGGAAGCACAAACCCCCAACGACGCGACGATCGTACAACCTACCCCCGAATCCGACGACGACGAAGGCGAATTTTGGGAACAAGTAACCCCGATATACAACGGCTTTGCACCGGCGGAACTTCTTTACCGGTCCGATAAATTCAAGGATCGTTATTACTTCCGGCGCCCGGAAGGATCCCCCCCCGTTGGTTACCTTTCAATGACGTCCTTTGTCAAGAAGGCGCTTCCTACTTCCCCTTATTTGCTCAAGTGGTACCAAACCCACGGCGCCCAAGCGGACGAAATGAGGGACGAACGGTCGGAATACGGGACGATTTTACATATCGTTTGCGTCCGGACCGTCATTAACGGGGGCGGATCCTTCCGGGAAATACGGGAAACATTCCGGGAAGCTGCAAAAGCGACGGAAGGCGCCAACGTCGAACAATGGGAAGAAGACGGCGTCCGGGACGTTTTAGCGTTCCTTACCTTCGTAGTCGAAACGGAGGTTGAAATATTGGCGGCGGAATACCCGGTCTATTCCGACAAATACGGTCTTGCGGGTTGTTTGGACTTCGTCGTCCGGATCAAATTTGGACGGGTGAAGGTAAACGCAATCGTTGACCTGAAAAGCGGCCGGAAAGGGTTTTACGAATCGCACGAAGCACAATTGCACGGATACAAGACCGTTTGGAACGAAGATCCGTACCGGCGGGAAGTATTCCCCGTTACCCATGTGTTTAATTGGCGTCCTTCCGCTTGGCGGGATATTCCAAAATATGAGTTGAAGAACCAAACGGAAAGCATTTTCGCGGAAACGATCGAACATCGTATGGAATTGGCAAGGTTGGAAGGTTGGGTCGATCCCCCGAAATTCCGGCAAGTTATCGACGGCGAATTTACCTTGGAGAACTTCGATTGGAAAAACCATATTACTAACCTTCCAATTTTCGGGGAATGATAACAGTAGTTTGTTTTGCCTGGAAGAATTAAACGGGATCTTTGAGGAATTCGACGTCCTTAGTTGGGATGATCCGACACATGAAACAAAAAAGGAAGAACTTTCCGGCAAGTGGTTTAAATTATTCAACAATCTAAAAGGGCAACAATGAGGATCAAACGCGACAAGACCAAAACGGCAACCTTCGGGCGCCTTGGTAAAATTAAGGTCGGGGAACGTCGTTTGGCGGACAATGGGAAGGAATACCCGGCATCGACGGACTTTTTTATCTTTTCGTCCCAAGTCCCCCGGCGGGTACAAAAGATCGAAAACCTTCTTTTGGGACTTCCTGAAAACAAGGAAGCGGGAAAGATCGTCGTTATCCCTTGCACCTTTGCAAGCGACGACGACGGGGAAGTATGTTCCCAATTCTACGAACTACGGAACAAGGCGGGGCAAGTCGTCGCCAAGGGGGACGGATCGACCTTCTACGAATCGGGGTCGGAAGGGTACATCTTGAGGACGCCCGGGGACGCTGCAAAGTACATGGAAGACCTCCAAAGGAAGACCCCGGAAGGCGTTTGGCGGGAATGCTTGGTACTTCGGGTCGTCGTCCTTGGCTTCGACGAATTGGGTACTTGGGAATTTCGGTCCTACGGCGTGGAAACGACGATCCCGTCGATTGTTGAGACGTTTGATAGTATAAAGTCCCTTGCCGGACGGGTACGCGGGATCCCGTTTCGACTTGTGGTCGACAAGCAAAAATCGAACCGGTCCGGGGTCAACCGGCAATATCCCGTCGTAAACTTGTTTTGCGACTTTTCCCCGGAAGGATTGGACAATATCCGCCTTCTTGGCGCCAACCTAACCGGGATCATTACGGCGGCCAAGTTGGAAGCAGCGACGACCCCGGAACTTCCCCCGGCGCCTTCCCCGGCATTGGAAGCAGCGACGGCGCCCGGATCTTCGGACCAGGAAGACAAACCCGTCGAAGAATACGTCTTCACCCTGGAAGAAATTACGGATCAATTCTTGAGCAATTACATTCTTCGTACCCCGTCGGACTTTACGGAAGCGGCAAAAGAGATTGCGGGGTCTTCCTTGTTGAGCAAGGAGGAAAAACAGGCAATCGCAAAGGAGTTGGGCGCCAAGGCGCAAGAAAAAGGGTACAAATGGGATCCGGAAAAACAGGCATACAATGGCGCGGCAAATTGACCTTTTCGACCTTATCGACCCGTCCGATCCCCAATTCGAACGGTACACTTGCAAAAACCCAATGGTTAGAAAGTATGGGTTTGGACCGGAAGGGACCAAGTGTAAAACGTGCAAATTTCTTTGTCATAGGGATATGGGGAAGCGGTATTACAAATGTGAGAAGCGGGGACTAAGCCGGTCCGAAACGACGGACCATAGGGTAAACTTCCCCGCTTGCATATTTTACGAAAGCGACGTACCTTAATCGACCCAATCACTTAAAAAAACTTTGCAATGATAAACTACGATCCCCTTTTACTTGACGAACTAACCGAAGAAGAATTTTGGTTGGCGCAACAAGTCGCAAGGCATTTAAGCGTAACCGACGGGACGGCCTACCCCTCAACGAAAAGGCTGCAAGAATTGGTAAAGTGGTCCGACATTAAGAAAGTACGTCGGGTACGCGACCAATTGGTACAAAAAAGGATCTTCGAAGTCGTCCCCCGTTTCCTTCCCGACGGGCGCCAAACCTCCAACGGGTTTCGCGTCGTCGGGAAACGAATTGGAATTTACCTTGGCGTCGACCAAGTCCAAGAAATGCGGGTACTTATCGAAGACCTCCAAGGACAAATAAGCGCTTTACAACAACTTCCGACCCCCGATACAGACCAGGACCAACCCTTGCAAATTGGGGGGGAAGATCCTTCCCCGGTAGGGGGTAAAAAAACTACCCCCCCACGGGGTAAAAAACATACCCCCCGGGGGGGTAAAGAATTGACCCCCGAACAAGAAATACAATTAACTGGAAATCTAAATAACCTATATTCTATTCCCGAAGGGTTGAACGACGACAAGTTTTTGGAAGACCTCCAATTGCTTTTAACTCAAAAAAAATGGAAGAAAAAGCCGGTTTCGGCCGTTCAGCTTGCGATAAACAAACTTTCCGCCTACCCCGTGGAATTCGCCCGGGAATTGGTACAAAACGCAATCGTTGGAGAATACCAAGGGGTCGTTTTCCCTTCGACCCCGGAAGTCTTCAAGAAGTGGGCAACCTCTAATAATTTTTCACTAAAAAACAACTTGCACAATGGACAACCAACAACTTTCCAAGGTAACGGCTTCGACCGTCGATTTGCCGAATCTTTCAACCGGACAATGGGTAAAATTGGAACAAGATACCAGGAAGACAACGTCGACCTTGGGGATCCCTCCTTCGACCGTTTCTAGAATGCTTGCGGGTATGGCATCGCCAAGCCGGAAGATCCGCAACCTCAACGGTCCGACCGTAAAACATTTCGTCGGATCCATACAAACGGCGGCCGTTTCCTATTGCGGGGCGGATCCCGACAGGACAAGCGAAGTCGTTTGGTCCGAATGCTTGGAACAAGCCAAGCGGTTTTTTGCCGACGTAACGGTCGACGAAATCTTGGAAGCCTTCCGCCTTGCGGCGGCCGGACAATACCCCGACGTTAATTTGGCGGCATATCGGGGGCAAATGACGGCAACAATTTTTTGTGAAGTCCTGGCAGCGTACACAACGGACCGGAACAAAGTAAAAATAGCGGTCGACAAGGTCTTGGGACAGTGGACGCAAGACAACCTAAAAGACGCGGTCGAAAGAAAGAACGAACTTGCCCGGATGCAGGTAGTTAAGGACTTCAAGGAGTTACGCGACAAGGTAGCGGCCGGGAAGACCCCCGTTCCCGACGTCGAAGAAATCCGTTTGTTTTGGTTCGACTTCTTGAAGGATACCGGGTTGTTGGATCTTCCACGGGAAGTAAAGGTCGTCCTTTGGGACAAGGCATTGGACTTGGTGAAGATCGACCTTTCGAAGCCTTCCGACCGGTACGAAGCCAATACCTTTCGGGCGCTTTTCAAACAACTTGAGGCGGGGACGATCCCTAATACCGTCCAAGGGAAGCGGGAAGCAAAATACAAGCGGTTGATAATCCAAAAGGCGCTTTGCCAACCGGTAACCCCTGGAAGCGATAGGACGGACCAAAAAAACTTCTTTTCGGAATGATACCCCTTTATCGCCCACGGTTTCGATACCTCTATTTAATGCAAAAAGGCGACTCCAACGTCGTTAAAATAGGGGTATCGAATACCCCTTGGCTTCGCAAGCATTACATTGGGCAAAACGTCCCCAATATCCGGATAATCCGTTGCGTCCGGACCAATAGGGCAAAGTTTTGGGAAGAAAAGTTGCATAATAAGTATGCTTCTTCCCGTTTTGTCCTTCGGGGCGGCGGATCCGGACGAACGGAATACTTCCGCCTAAATTGGGTCGAATTCGCCTTGGTACTCTACGACTTTTGGTTTATTAAGGTCTTCCCCCTTTCCCGGTTACTGGAATACGGGGTCGCCTTGTGGTTTGTTTACCTCCTTCTAAAAGATGCGGCCAATGGATAATCTTAAATTTGCTTGCCCGGATCTTCCGGATCTTCCGGAAGACCTGGAATGTAAGCCGGTCGACAATGTCGCAACGGCGCAATTTCGCCGGATCTTCGACGATCGGTACTTCGTTACAATGGTATTCGAATCGGGGATGGAAGTTTACGGGGTTTTTGACTTGGAAAGCAAGGCGACACAAGACGACGTCGACTTCTACGTCTTCAAAAACGACCTTGGCCAACGACTTTCTTTTTACCTAAAATGATAATGACAATGGAAACACAAAAAAACGATTGTTACCAATGCAAGCACCGGCACCAAGTCCCGGGGTCTGCACATTCGATGTGTAAAGCATTCCCGGACAATGTAGGTATGTTAGTCCTAAACGAAATTGCCCGGGGCGCCTTGCCGACCGTTGAGATAAACGGCGCCGTAAAACTTACTTTTAACCCCGTCGGGATCGAAGGCGGTTGGTGTTATTGGCCGGTAAACTTCGACCCTTGTTGGATAACTTGCCAGTTATCCCGGGACGACTTTAAAGCGCTTGGACATGGGAAAGAATAAATTTCAAGACTTCCCGTTTAACCCGGCACAAATGGCGCAATATCACCGGCCAATCGTTGCCGTTGAGATCAAACAAGCCGGGTACAACCTTTTTTCCGTCAAGATCGAACTTGCCGACGGGGAAGTATTTACGGCTGATTTTACCAATGTTATGTACGCGCTTGGAAATGGGTACTTACAGGCGGAGAACGAAGAAGGCGGCGTAATTATGGAATTTTCGTTGCGGTCTTCAATCCCTGGAAAGATGCAAGAAATTTACAACCAACAAATTAATAACCAATGAACGACGACACGCGCACACTCAAGGCGTTTTTTTCCGGATCCGGCGAACCGACCTTCCCGGACGGATCAAAACTTAACCAGACGGCGCCAAACTGGAAGAATTGTAATTGGGTGAAGTACCACGATCCCAAAACGAAGGAGTTAAAAGGTTGGGTCGAAGGTCCCCCGGCCGAAATTGGAAGCCTGGAAGTCGAATACTTGAAGCGGACGCCAAATTGGAACAAAAACATATTACCATGAAAGAACAAACGAAATGCGGAACTTGCCCCTTCCCCGGGGGGTGTTCTTGGTGCGACGATATGGATATTTTGGAAGACAAAAAAATGAAGTATGGCAAGGACAACAATACCGGCGGAAAGGATCGTAAAAACATTGGCGGCGGAATACGGGTTACCGGATCCGATCCCGGAACACTCCTTCCACCCGACAAGGGGTTGGCGCTTCGACTTTTTCTTCCAAACGACGACCGGACGAAAGGTAGCGCTTGAGGTAGAAGGGGGCGTCTTCCGCAAAAACGGCGGCGCTCATTCTTCCATATCCGGGATCCTTCGGGATATTGAAAAGTACAATGAAGCGGCCAAAATGGGGATCTTTGTTTACCGGGTCTTGCCGAAAGATCTTTATTCCCAACGAACTTTCGTCGATCTAAAAACGATCCTTGGTCTTGCAACTTAGATTGTTTTGCAGTAACTTCGACGCGGTGTAAGATTCCATAACAAGGGGCGGGGGGGACGAATTCCCGAAGGGTCCCCCCCTTCAATCTTCCAAAATGAGTAAAGCCAAAGAATTGATTAACGAACGGATCCGGGACCTCAAGACCGGCGAAGTCGGGTTGGTCGTTTCTACCAGGACGGACGAAGCGACGGGGGAAGAATTGGTCGGATACGTTACCGTCGACAAGGAGGGATCCCCGACAATCAATTGGCAGACCGTCGCAAACGTCGTCGTTATCATTGCAAACCTTTGGGAAATTATCTTCCCGATCATTAAGGATGCAATAAACTTCTTCTTTGGGGATCCTTCGACCTGGAAGGCAAGAAGGGAAGCAAGGAAGGCTATTCGGGACGCAAAAAGGTAACTTCTTTTCATGGGATACAACTTGTTAGTAGATCATTTGAAGGGGGTTAAAATGTTAGCCCCCTTCTTTTCTTCCGGCGAAGAAGGCGAATTGCACCCGGAAGCAGAACAGACCCCCGAACCATTGGAGGAAGCGGAAGTCCGACCCAACAAGCGTTTTTGGATCCTTGACCCGGGACACGGACCAAGGACCGTCGGCAAGCGGTCCCCGATGCTTCCGGACGGGCGGCGGTTTTACGAATACCATTTTACCCGGGAAGTAACCAAAAACCTTATCCGGCTTTTGCAGGACGAAGGCGTTTCCTATGCCGTAACGGTCCCCCTTGGTGACCGGGACGTCGGGAACGATCTTCCAAGAAGGACCAACTTCGAAAACAATTACCCGGCGGAATACCCCAAGGCTTTTCTTTCGATACACTCCAACGCGGGGAAGGTCCCGGATCCGTACAACGATTGGAGCAGCGCAAACGGGATCGAAACTTGGCATTACTTCCGGCCGGGTAACTCCGAACACCACGGAAAGCAATTTGCCCGGGTATTCCAAAAACACTTGGTCGAAGAATTCCGTTTGAAGGATAGGGGGTTGAAGTTTACCGACGACACGAAGATAAACCCGGAAACAGGGAAGAAGTACACCCAACTTTGGGTCCTTCGGAAGACCTTTTCCCCGGCGGTCTTGGTCGAAATTGGGTTTTACAACAACCTGGAAGAAGTGCAATTGTTGTTGGATCCGACGACCCCCGAACGGGCGGCAAAGGCTTTATTTGCCGCAATGGTCGAAATTGAAAACAATATTTCTTTGAGATGAAAAGACGAAGCATTGTAGTATTATTTTTCCTTATCTTTGTTGCAGGATCTTGCGTCGATCCTTACGAAGCGACGGCGCCAACCTATTTCGACTTGGTAAACAAGGTCGATTCGTTGGACCAGGAATTAACCAGGGTTAAACACGCCTTGGAATTGACGCAAGACGCAATAAGGACCGAAAACATTAACAGTTTTACCGTCGATTCGGTAATTTTGGAAAGGCTTAAATACCTGTATTCCGTCCGCTAAGAGTAGAAGATATTGCAAGTTTTTTAGTGATAACGGAAGGGGGGCAACCCCCTTTCTTGTTTAACCTTCCGACTATGAAAAAAGCGCTTTTCTTCCTCATTCCCCTTTTCCTCCTTTCTTGCCACACTTCCCGGGTACCCCTTCCCCCGGAAGGACAAAGCGGGATCCTTTATTACGACGGCAATTCGAAGTCGTTTTTTTGGATCGACCCTAAAGATTTTATCCAAGATCCTTCCCCGTCTTCTTGGGACGCGCCGAACCCTTGGGATTGGGTCCCCGTGGATACAATGACAATTTTTAACGCCAATACCGGCAAGCCCCTTTATTTTTGGTCACACGGGAATTTTTACGAACCGTCCGGGAAGGAAGCATCGTCCGGCCGTCGTATTTTTGGATCAAAAGACCGGAACAATTGAGAATAAAGGACCTTTCCACGAACCCGGATAACCCCCGGACCATTACGGCGGCCGATATTCGGTTGGCGGCAATGTCAATTTTTACCTTCCCGGAAATGCTTCGTTACCGGCCTATTGTGTACGATCCGGTAAAAATGGTCCCCCTTGGCGGCAATGCAAGGCTTTTAGGGATCCAATGGCTTTACGACCGGCTCAAGAAGCGCAAGGCGGCGGATCTTCCCGAATGTACCGACGAAGAACAGGCGGCGCCGATCCTGGAAGCGCTTTTCTTGTCGATCTTCGGACAAGAACGCCAATACAAGGGGGGACCAGAAACCTTAAAGGCTTATTTTGACCTTCGGGCAATTTACTTTGGAGAATTCCCGGCGGATAGCGTTGTACGCGCCGGTTTTACGGACGAACAAAAGCGGGAATTTATCGCCAAGGATAACGGACATTTTGGCAAACCCGACTTCGAAGCGTTGGCCAATGAATACGACTTCTTGGAGTTGAAGGAATGGGGTATTTTTGTCCCCGGTATGGAAGAAGGCGACGAAGAAGTCCCCGGCGAAGATCCCCCGGCGGTCGACCAGGACGTCGACCAGGACGTCGACCAAACACCTTCCGAAAAATGGGTCCCGGATTGCTTGTTTGAAAGTAACAATGAATTTGACATACCGACCCTACGACTTGATTTGCAGGCTTCCCAGGTTTTAAACCCCGTGGCGCCTTGGGGGTATTCCGCAAGGGACGCAAAGAATATTGGGACATATCATTTTTACGTCGACGATTATCGTTTTACCGGTCTTTGGGACGATCCAAACAAATTGATAAAAGCCGGGGTCCCCGTCGTTATCGAACCAAATTTGTCTTTGTACGACAACACGCCAAGGGGATACGGTCTTTTCCTCATTTACAAAAAGCGTTGGATTGCGCGGTATTGGCAATCTTTCGGCGTCCGGGTCTTTGTCGACCTCAACGTATCCCATAAATTCGCAAGGGAAAACTTGTTGGGCGTCCCGAAAGGTTGGAATTCGTACGCGACGCGGGGGTATTCCGACCGGTTGCAACTCCTGGAAGCGGAATACGACTTGGCCAAGGAACATTCCGGGAAGGAAGATCCTTACTTTGTGGTCTACGGCGGCGGGGAAAAAGTCCGGAAATGGGTACGGGAAAGAAACTTAACTTACATCGAACAAATAATGGCCGAAAAATTCCGATAGGAAGACCAGGGGGGGGAAGACAAAATAGTCGTTGATCGGGACGACAATTTCTTTTATCTTTACCAAAAATCGGCAAAAATGGGAAAAACGATCGGCGGAACAAGGATTGGAAAAAGGAACATCGACGTAATACCCCAAGGAGGGAAACCCATTGGAGAATTGGGATCTATTGCGGATATTCCGGACCGTCGGGTAAGGCTGCAAGTCCAAGAAGGTATTTCCAGATTCGAAGCAGTCTACGGAGTGCAAACCAGGGAAGTTAAAACGGCGGAAATGGACGGCGTCTACGGGGTGGCATTTATCGGGGGTCCCCGGGAAGGTACCGTCGTTTTGGACCTCAAGTCGCACGGGAACGCCAAGAAATTGATTGCGGACAAAATGCGGGAATATGCCAACGGCTTTAAGGTCAAGACCAACGCGCCGATGAAGCATACCGTTATACACGAACTTGGGCATATCACTTGGAACTCACTTAAGGAGAAGCGCGGCGGGAAATGGGAAGCAGCCGGGAAGGAACTTCGCCAATTGTATTCGACCTTCCGAAAAGAAACCTTGGCGGGTAAAAACCCGTTTTCCAGTTATGGAACAACGAACATCGACGAATTTTTCGCGGAAGGTATTACCGGGTCGATTATCGGGACGAAGCAGACGCAAAGGAACAAATTCGTAAAAGGGATCCGGCGGATCGTCAAGAAGTACAAACTTTAAACCTTCTATACATGGAAACATTGCAATTGGACAAACAGGCGGTTGACTATTGCGCCAAACTTTTTCCGCAATATAACCGGCCGGAACTGGAAAGGCGGATCCTGTTAGGGCGCCAAGTCTACAAGGACAAACTTTCCGAACCAGGGGTTGAAAACCCTTTAACCCCGGAAGAATTGGGGTTGTTTGGGGTCTTCCAATACTACAAACTTTGGACGGAAGCAACGGACGAAGAACGCGCCGCAATCCCGGAAGACGTCCAGTTGGAGGAAGGCGCAATCGACCAGGAATTCGAAGAAATGGTCGGACGCCTCAACGCGGGGGAATTCGACCAGGACGAAGAAGAAGAATTGCCGGACTAATCCGAATTCTCATAACATTTGGTTTTTTGGGGTGAAGACCGGCGGCGTTGCACGTTTGCCGGTCTTATTTTATTGCGTTTTCCCGTTCAATCTGTACACTAAAAAAAGACCATGCCAAAGAACAAGACGGATCTAAAGCCGCAAATATTGGAACGGTTGGCAAGGGGTGAAGAATTGGCCGAAATTTGCGAAGCCTTGGCAATTTCCGTCCGGACGGTCCAAGATTGGAGGAACAAGGACCAGGACTTCGCCTTGCTTTATTCGTCCGTTGCAGATCGACAAGCGGAAGCCAAGGCGTCTTTTCTCCTTGTCCTGGAAAAGTCCTTGGGGATCGTCCAAACCGCTTGCAAGAAGGCGCAAATTTCCCGGACCACGTTTTACACCTGGAAGAAGTCCGACCCCGATTTCGCGGCGGCCGTCGAAGAAGTCCAAAACGTCGCCTTGGACTTTGCGGAAGAAGCGTTGTTTAAGGCAATCCAAGAAGGGAATATTTCGGGAATTATCTTTTATCTGAAAACAAAAGGCAAGGACCGGGGGTACGTCGAACGCCAAGAAGTCGTCGGATCCCAAGTTAAGCCCCTGGAAGTTTCGTTAACCCTTTCGGCCAAGGATCTTTCTTCGGACGATCCCGACCCGGAAGAAGAAGGGTCGGACAATGACTAACCAAGCGGCGCAAGATCCGGAATTGCATTTCGATACAAAGGTCGTCCGGTCGACGTTGGCGGCGCTTGTTTCCGGGATCCCCCTTCTTATCCACCAAGGGGGGACCTATTCGGGGAAGACCTTTGGAATTATGCTTGGCCTTTACCTTTACCTAAAAGAAACTTCCGAAAGTCTTATCGTTTCCGTCGTTTCGTGTACCGTTCCACACTTGAAGCGGGGGGCGCTTCGGGACTTCGAAACAATTTCGACCCTTATATCCGGTCTTGTGTACTCCAACAAGTCGGACCATACCTTCCGGGTCGGCAATAGCATTATAGAATTTTTTTCGGCGGACGATAACGGCAAGGTCCGGGGCGGGAAAAGGGATATTCTTTTCCTCAACGAAGGAAACCTAATTCCCCATGAACGTTACCGGCAATTGGCGTTGCGTACCAAAAGGACGGCAATCGTCGATTTTAACCCCGTGGCGCAATTTTGGATCCACGAAGAATATTTGGGGCGCCCGGGAACGGTTTTTAAGCGCACAACGTACCGGGACAACCCGGCAACCCCGGCCAAGATCATTCGGGAATTGGAAATTTTGAAGGAAACAGACCCGGACTTTTACCGGATCTACGGTCTTGGGTACACGGGCGCAATAAAAGGACTTGTCTTCCCAAGGACCAGGACGGCGCAAAAATTCCCGGACAAGCCGGATCGTTTCGGGTATGGATTGGACTTTGGGTATTCTCAAGACGTAACCGCCTTGGTCCAATTGGGGACGTCCCGGGGGGAATTATTCGGAAGGGAATTGCTTTACGAAGTTGGATTAGATAACTTTGAGTTGCGGGACCGTTTAAAGGAATTGCAGATTTCCCGGAAGGCGACCATTTGGGCGGACGCGGCGGATCCAAAAAGCATTGCCGAACTTCGGAAATTTGGGTACAATGTACGGGCGGCAAAGAAAGGTCCCGATTCGGTAAAGTTCGGAATTGGGTTGCTGAAAAGATACCCGATAAACCTTACCTTTGATTCGTCCAATTGGAGGAAGGAAGCAATAAACTATAAATGGGCGGAAGACAAGGACGGGAACGCGCTTAATACACCGGTCGATCTTTATAACCATTGTTGGGACGCGGCAAGATATTGGGCAATCGAAAGTTTGCCGGATATTAAGCCACGCGGCGCAAAATACGCAAGGAATGAACTATCTAACCAACCCCCGGGATCCGGTCGAAGCTAAAAAGTTTTTCCGGGACGTTATCGAAAAAGGAAGGCGGCATCGTTTCTACGAAAGGACCTTGGAAGTTGCAACTTTTGCCCGGGATATGATGACCGGCGAAGGCGAAGGCATGGAAGACCGGGTCCGGGAAATTCGACCCCATGAAACGGAGGAACAAAAGGACCAAAGGGTCCGGATAACGAACCCGTTAACCCCCTTCGCGCTCAACCAAGTTGTTTCGGTCTTCCGGAAGACCCGACGGGCGGAAGGGATCCGCTTTGTTTGGGAACACCCGGGGAAGGATAAAAAACCGAAGATCGAAGCAGCAATAAGCGACTTTTTCGCGTCTTCGGACCTGAAAACTTGGGCCTTTGACGCCTTCGAATACTACACTTTTTGGGATCCAAACGCCTTCTTTGTCGTCGAAACGATGGAAGACGACGGGGGGATATGGGCGTACCCCTTCGAAGTGAAGTCGGAAGAAGCTATCTTCTACGAACACAAAAACGGGGATCTTCAATACCTTATCGTCCGGCAAGAAACGGAAGTCGAAACCGACGGCGCCAAGCAAAAACGGAAGGACTTTTACTTGTATTCGGTTGGCTTCGCTTTTCATTACAAAGAAGTCGTCGACGGGCAAGACTTGGCGGCCGAAATGGAAGGCGGGTATTCCCTGGAAGATCTGGTCCCCAAGGAAGGGGGGCAACAATTCGTCTTTAAAGAATACACCTACAAGACAACGACCCTTCCGGTATTCTCCTTCGGAGTATTCCGGGACGGACAAACGAACCGGAACACCTTCGTAACTCCTTACGAACCGGCAAGATTTTTATTGGAAGATCTTGTAAAGGACAAGTCGTTGGCGGATCTTTCGTTACTCCTTCACAACTTCCCCCAAAAACTTGTCTACGGTCCCCGATGTGAATACGAAAGCAACGAAGGGGATCGTTGCGATATGGGGTACCTTGGCGGGGATCGTTCCCGGAAATGTCCTTCCTGCGAAGGGAAAGGGGTTTTAGTACATAGTACGGAACAAGACGTAATTTTGTTGGCGCTTCCGGATACCAACGAAGGATTTTTCCCCCTTTCTCAATTGGTCCACTATGCAACGCAAAATGAATGGTTACCACGTTTCCAAGCGGAAAGGTTGGTACTATTGGTCCAACAAGTTTTTTTGGCCGTCTTTCAAACGGAAGTGTACAACCAAGCACAAATAAGGACGACGGCAACGGAAAAATTATTGGAGTGGGACAAGGTGTACGACACCTTAGAACCGTACGCAACTGCAATTGCGACGGTCGTTCCCCGGGCGGCGGAAGTTATTTCGCAATTCTTGGACGCGGCGGAAGGCTTTACGGCGGCAATGTACGTTCCCCGGGACTTCAAAATGAGGGGGGAAGCAGAATTGTTAAACCTTTTGGCGGCGGCGTCCAATTCCGGGGCAATCCCCGAAGTGAAAGAAGCAATTTCTTTGGACCTGTTAAACCGGTTTTACCGGAACGATCCCGACGAAGTGGAACTAATCCGGGCGCTTCGTTCCTTCCTCCCCTGGAAGGACAAGACCTTCGAACAAGCGTACGCAATCGCAATAAACCGGGCGCCAACGGATCCGGACCGGCTTTTGTGGGAAAACTTCGACCAAATTTCGCAAGCGGTCCGGGACGTCAGCAAGGAACTTTTTCACAAATTCCCCCGAGACAAACAACAAAAAATGATCTTGGACGAAGTCGAGAAGTACAAAAATAGGATAGTACCGGCGGAACTTCCCCCCGTCTTTGGTCCCGGGGGCGAACCGGGGACCGGCGGCGGCGAACCGGGCGCCGGTAACCTCTAAGCATGGGGCAACCAAAAACATACTACGAACAACGACGGGACCGGGTAGTATCCGGGTACTCCAAAGTATTTTCCGGGATCATTGACGCAATAAGCGTTTTGGTCCTTGGGGAAGTATTGGGCGCCCTATCTTCTTTCGACTTCGACGAAAAGGGCAATTTTTCTTTTTCGGTTAGTAACCTTACAAGATCCCGCCAAGTTGCGATAAGGGTTAGCGGTATTTTCCAGCAACAAAAGAAGCCCCTTGGCGCAAGGTTGATCGACGCGGTAAAGCGTCTTCTTGGCTTCAATCGGGATTATTTCCAATCCTTCAACGAATTCGAGCCGGAAGACCTGGAAAAGAAGGTCGAACGGTTGGTAATGGGGCGCCTTGGCTACGACGTCGGGACCGGGAACATTGCGCCGGGATCCTGGTTGGATGACATTTTTAACGGGTCCCAAGTTTCCGGATCTATTGGCCGGGACCTTGCAAACGCCATTGCATCCAAAATGAGTAGGGCGGAATTTATCCGGCAATTCCGTTTGCAGTTCACACAAGCCGGGTACCCGGCACGGCATTTTAAAACTTTCTCCTTCGACTTCTTCCAAGTCGTAGACCGGCAAATTAAATTGCTATACGCGGAAGAATTGGGACTAACCTTTGCCCGGTATGCGGGGACGGCGGAAGAAGATACCCGGGATTTTTGCTTGGAACGCCTAAACTTGGTATATTCATTTGAGGAAATAAAGTCTTGGGCAAAATTGGACTTTCGGGGCAAGTTGAAAATTGGGTATGACCCCTTTATCCATTGCGGGGGCTTCAATTGTCGGCATCATTTGGCTTTTCTTGACAAAGAAGCGGTCGAATTGTTGGGGATCGAAACGGACAAATATCATTCAATCGTACACAAATGACAAAAATCATTCTCCTATTTAATTGGGAAGTCCCCTTCTTCATTGTTTGCGGACTTCTTATTGCGGCGGCAATCCTTCTTCGCATGGGTACCTTTTCCGATTGGGGTAAAAAAAATAAAAATGGGTTGGACCAATAGATACCGTTTTGTCCTGGAAGACGACGACGGAAATACCCGGGATTGCATCCCGTACAACAAGGACCTATTAATAACCGGGGACCGGAAAAGTAACCGCTTTAACTGGTCCTATGTTATCGGGGATCCCGTCGTATTCGAAGGGGCGGACTTCGATTGGTTGTACACCTTGGAACAAGACTTGGCGCCGGGGGACGCAACCCGTTGCGGAGGATCCGCCTTCCGGATCTACGAAACTTGCGGCGGGGTCGAAACGCTCAAGTACGAATTTTTTATAAACCTCAACGAAGCGGAATTCTTCCCGGACGATTGTACCGTCGTTTGCAAGTTGCAGCCCGTCGACGCCTTTTCTTGCATATACCGGCATTGGGAAGACGAATTGGACGTCTTGGATCTTGTCGTTACCAAACACAAGGTCCCGGGGCTTGTTGGGTACGTTGAAAGGGTGAATTGCCCGGAAGAAACTTTCTTGGAGCAAGACCCGGGGGATCTTCCAATATTGGCGGATAACTGTTTACCCGACGCCTTCGCCTGGAAAGTGCTTCAAACGTATTGGGTGACCTTTGACATTAACGGATTTTATCCATATACTTACGACGGGTACGCGATAACGGCATGGGTACGCGAAAGGGTCGACGATTCGGCAACCGAACCCCCGGGGGACGGTTGGATCGACTTAGGGGGCGATTCTTGGGTCCGGGAACTTGAATTGTACCCGGCAACGGACTATTTGGACTATTATTTTTCCATTCCCCCGACGGATACCATACTAAAGATTATAAAAACCTACAAGATCGTTGGGGCGGATCCCAATATCGTAGAAAAGACCCCGTATTATACAAATCATATTTTGGGTTGGAATGTAGAAGCAAACGACCCGATCCCTCATTTGGAGTATTCCAATGGAATGCTTTTTGTCGACGTATTGGACGCCTTGGTAAACAATGGTTGCGCCTTGACCCTAAAAAGTAACTTCTTCCGGATCAACCCGGACGATCCTTTCCCGGCGGCCGAACCATACCCGACGGCGGCGGCCGGTTTCGACAAATTAATGATCTGGCAGCTATCCGACGTCGCACGTCCGGAAGTTTCCGAAGATGCAACCGACTTAAAAATTACCCTTCGGGACTTCCTGGAAGAATTGAGGAACGTATTTAACGTCGATTGGACGATCGAAACGGGGGGGGTCTTCCGGATCGAACATATTTCCTACTTTGTCAACCAAAACGGCGAAGATCTAACCTTGGCGCCTTGGGACCAATACACCCGCAAAAAGAACGCTTACCGGTACGATTCTGTAAAGATCCCAAAAGCGGAAACGTTTTCTTTCTCCTTCAAAACGACCCCGTTTTTTAATGGTCTTCCGATCATTTATTCGTGGACTTGTGCTTCCTCCGATCTTAAGGACAAGAACTTTGTTGCAAAGCTGACAAGTACGGATCTTGGGTACATTAACCAAGTTGGGGACAATTCCCCCCTTTCCGGAATGTTTATTGGGGCAATGATCGACGGCGGCGGGTTTGGAATATACGACTACTATTTCGCACGGGAAGACGACGGCGCCGGGAATCCACGGAACAACGGACACCTTGCGTTTACGAAGCTGCACCCGAACTATTGGAAATGGGATCGACCCCAAACGTCCGGCCAAATGAACGGCACGGCGACGGCCTTTGTCTCAACGTTCCGGATAAAGCGGCAACAAGAAATAACAATCCCGGTCGATTGCGACTTCCTTTCGACTTGGGATCCCAACGACTTAGTAAATACCTTCATTGGTTGGGGTGAAATAGACGCCTTCCAAATTAGTTTGGCGAATTGCACCCTTTCAATTGTTGTTATCCACGAACCAAACGTATAAAAATGGCAATCGTCAACCCTGGAAATGCACTTCCCTTTTACGACAATATCTTGGACCAAGTCCGTTACCGGACCGGGGACCAAAACTTCCATATTGTTGCCGATTGGGAATACTTTATACCCTTCCAAGTCCCGTTACCGGATATTCCAACGACCTTTCGGGTACATATCGTCGGACGCGACATTGGACAAGTAAACTACGACGTAACAGGAAACACCGCTTACTATTGCGACGGGGACCGTATGGTAATTGTCTTCGACGGTCAGATCCGGCCGGAACTGGAATGCGGGTACTATTACGTCCAAATACAAACCGGTCCGACCTTGGCGGCGGTTAACTACTTTTCCGAAATGGTCTACGTTGAACAACGGAACGACCACGAAAAGTTAAAGTCTTCAAGCATTACCTACAACGGCACCGACGATGAATTTACCTTCAACTTTGCCGACCAAGTAACCACGGACAAACTAAGCACGGTAAACGAAGTTTACAGCGCCGGATCTTGGGTTGCAGCCGGGACCGGGACTTCCGTCGTCGTTTCGGGCGCTTCTTCCGTCTTCCCCCTTCCGGACGGAACGGAAGAAAGGTTTATCCGACGGACGGTCGACCTTAAAAGCGGGTCGCTACTTCAAACGATCTTCCGGGTACATTGGAACCCGGCCGATAAAGTCGGGACGGTTACCATTGCGCCTTTTTCCACCAACAACAAACATCACCGAAAGGACCGGTTTTTTTTGACGGCGACAAACGCGGGGGACTTTAACAACGGGGATATTTTTATTTTGTACACCTTGGACGGGATCTTGAGTTATACCCAACGGATCGACCTTCCCGGGTACTTGGACTTCCCCCGGGGCGAAACGACCTTGGGGACCATTACCGACGGCAACGGCAACAACAAGGTAAAGTCGATCATTGCTAAGGAAAGAAGGGCGGTCCGCTTTGGGAAGATCCCGGACGACCTTTTGTTTTTCTTCCAGTTACTACCAAAGCATGACACGGTAACCCTTACCGACGTAAACGGCGGCCGGACCTATACGCTTGCGGAAATGGAAGTAAGGGTCGAACCCGAACCAGGGGGGGACTTTTCCACCGTCGAACTTTCTTGGCGTTACCTTTCGACGTCCCTTGCCGGTTGCGACGAAACGTTAACCTTCGATGTTTGTACCTTTGAGTAATGGATATAAAAGAGTTACATAAAAGATTGGTCGAAGCAAGGGACGCAATTATCCGGGATCGTCCAAAAGAAACGTTGCGTATCTCTTTAAACCTTTTGGACTTGGTCCGGACCAGGATACAAACGTCCGGGACCAATTCAAAAAACGTCCAATTTACCCCCTATTCGGCTTCGTACGCCAAGCAAAGGGTAAAGGCGGGGTACCAAGCGGGTTACGTCGATTTTACCCGTACGGGGCGCCTATGGGCGAATATTGCCCCTTTTGTGGTCGACAATACCAGGGAAGTAACGATCGTCGAAATAAGCGCACGAAACCCCGATCTGCAAAGCATACTAAACTACCAATCCGTTTTGCCTGGAAAGAAACCCCGGGGGAACATTCTTACCCCAACCGAAAAGGAATTGGCCTTCCTGGAAGCGGCACACTTGGCAAGGCTTCGTAAACATCTCGAAAAAGTCTTTGAACAATGACCTTTACAATTGCGGAAACTCTAAAAAACAAGATCCTTCCCCTTGGTTTTTGCGAACGCTTCGGAGGAATAGCGGTACCCTTTGAGATATACACGGCGAACAACAAACTTGTAAGGGTCCCGGTAACCTTTGGCGTTGACGGCCAAGCGTGTTACGAATCGGGAAAGTTGTTCGACCTTTCCCCGAATGATGCTTACCGGTCGGTAATGTTCTTCGAAGATCAAACGGGATCCACGGTCGTAACTCAAGGGAAGACCCATTTTTCGTTTTCCGGTACCTTCCGCCTTCTTGGTTGGTTGAACTTGGCGAAGTTGGGACACGAAGAAGGCGGGTACTTTACGGATCTTGTCGTCGGGACGATCGTTAAAACGCTTTTATCGGGGGACCGGTCCACGGTCTTAACTATTGACGACTTCGGGGGTACCCTGGAAGGCGCCGTCGTCCAAGTCGAAACGGTATCCATACCAAGGAAGGACCGGTCTTTGTTTTCCCGGTACACGGCGGCCGAATGGCAACAAGCCTTCGTCTACCCCTTCGACTTCTTCGCTATCGACATACAAGCACGAATTACCGTTGGGCGGAATTGCTTTACGGAAGCAGACGCAACGGATCCAATAACTTGCATAACGATCTACTAAATGGCCTTTGCAGCACTCTTGGGAATAGCTTTTGGCGCTTGGTCTTCCGTCTTTTGCCTTGCGCTAACCGAACCGGGGCAAGTCTTTTGGTTTGTTGGATCCTTCTTCCTTTGGTTGGACCGGAAGTTATCCCCGTACATTACTCCGAACCCCGTATATTTGGGGGTAAAGAAGGTCCTTTACCTTTGCCCGAAATGTCAGGCGGGGCAATTGTCTTTTTGGCTTTACTTCGTTTGGTGTTACAAATACAACCCTTGGGATCATTTCGTTTGCGTATCCCTTGCGGTATTTGTGGGGTTTATTGTTGAAAACTTTTACCAATGGCAACAACGCGCATAAAAAAACTACCAAAGGACGAACTTGGAAGATACCTTCCAACTTTCACCGCTTCCGGGAATAAATACCGGATCCTTTCCCCGGACGACGGTATCGGGATCGTTCGTTGGTCGATCTTGTCCAAAATGTCTTCCGTCCTTGGATATGGGGCGGACGTCAAGACGCAACTTGCAAACCTCCAAAAAGCCCGGGCGATTGTAAACGAAGTCTTTAAAGGTCGGGGGGATATTCTGGAATTGGGGGTACATTTAAAGGCGATGGAAGACGGGATCCGGACGGATAACGAACGGCGTTTCCATTTCGCCTTTTACACGGCAACGATCTTTATTGTCCGGGAAGACGAAGACTTAACCAAGTTTTCCGACGACTTGGCAACGGCCAAGATTGAAGATTGGAATAATGAGGGGTACGACGCGGCGGATTTTTTTTTCTTAGTTTTGAACAAAGCCCCCGACTTCTTAAATCCCTTGCCGTCTTCTTCCAAGGTAGGAGAAACGAACCCCGGGGAAGGATCTACGGGAAATATAGGGTCGAAGGGGGGCAAATAATCGACATCGAAAGGGAAATGTTAGACAACCTGGAAGTTTCGATCGAATATTTGGTAGAGAATACGGGTTTTTCAGAAAGGGACTTGTTGACAATGCACGAAGCACGTTTTATGCGGACCTTAAATAGAACAATGCAAAAACAGGCGGCGAAAATTGAGGCGGCGAAAAAGGCGGCCGAAAAGCCCCCGAAACCGTACTAAAATGGCAGGATTGCAGGACATAGTTTGGAGGTCGACAATCGACGACGCGGAATTTTTGGCGGCAATGCAACGAATGATCGACGCAAGCGCCAAATTCAACGAAGAAGTTACGGCAACGGGCAAGGCTTCGGACGAAACATTGTCGAAACTTGGCGACGCGGCCGTATCCATTTCCAACGACTTTAAGGAAATGGAAGGGCGTATGGTCAAGATTAAAAGCGGTTTCGGGGATATAAAACAGGCGGCGCAAGGGTACTTCGACAAGCTGAAAGAAGGCGCCTTGCGGGTCCGGGACTATGCCAAGTCCCTTCTTGAAAAGAACAAGGCGACAACCGACGCGGCGGCCGGTACCGGGGAAGCAACGTCCAAACTTGCCAAGTTTGGACAAATTGCATTGGCAACCGGTAAACTCATTGCAAAGGGTTTGGTTGCAAGCGGTATAGGGATCCTGGTTCTTGCCTTAACCGGTCTTTTTGCCTTCTTAACCAAGACGGAAAAGGGAATGAACTTGGTAAAGCAAGCGACGGCCGGACTAAGCGCGGTAATAAGCGTCCTGGTCGACCGGGCGGAATTGGTCGGGGCGGCCTTCGGATCCTTCTTTAAAGGCGACTTTAAAAAAGGGTTTCAACAATTGGGCGAATCTGTAAAGGGGGTTACCAAAGAAATGTACGAAGAAGCACGGGCGGCAATGGAATTGGAACGGGCGTTCCAACGATTAGAGGCGGCGCAAGTAGACTTCGACCGTCGAAATATTGCACTTCGGGCGAATCTCAACAAAAACCGGGCGGTTGCGGAAGACGAAACAAAGTCCTATCGGGACCGGTTGGCGGCGCTCCAAGCAAACTTGCAAATAGAAGACGTCCTAAACACGGAAAGGGTCTTGCAAGCGGAAGAAAACTTGCGCCTTGTGGAAGCAGAACAGGCATTGCGCACGGATACCCTGGAAAAGACCCGGGCGATCAACGAAGCCAACTTGCAGCTATTGGAGGCGGAAGAAATACGCGACGCGGCAAGAAAGGCAATCCTTCAAGATATTAAGGCATTGCAAGAAGACCGCCAAAAAGCATTGGAGAAAGAACGGGACCGGGTCGCAAAATTGACGGCCGAATACGAAAAATTGGCCGATAAGCTAAAAGACCAAGTCGCCAAGGCGGGGATTGATTCGGCGGACGGGTTGGAAAAACTGGCATTACAACGGGACTTTGCAATCCAACAAACCAAGGAGTTTGAAGCAGAATTAAGGAAGGCGGCGGCGGCGGCCGGGAAGATCCTTTCCCCGGAACAAGAAGAAGATATAAAGAAGTTGTACCAAGCTATCCAAGACCGGTACGACGAAGAATACCTAAAAGAAATCGTCCGGCAATTGGAGGAAGGGATAAAGGCGCAAGAAAAGGTCCAACAAGAACGCTTCGATATTGCGGACGATACATACCGGCGGGAAATCGACTTCCTAAACAAGCGAAAGGAAGTCCAATTGGCGGAACTTGACCTAATAACGGAAGGATCCGACGCGGCGTTAACCCTGGAAGAAGAAAAGGAGAAAAAACGCCTTGAGATACAACGACAAGCCCTAATAGCGGAACTTGCATTGGCCAAAGAACGCTTTGGACCGGATAGCTTGGAAGTGCAATTATTGGACGCGCAATTAAAGGCAATCGAAGCCGGTATAAAGCGGGTGGAAGGCGGAATAGGTCCCGTCTTATTGCGCCTTAAAACGAAGATCCTGGAAGCGTTGAACGTTACCGACGCGCAAGCCCAATTTATTGTCGATTCGTTCGCAAGCGTGTTTAACTCCATTACTCAACTTTCGCAATCGAGCTTCGAAAAGGAGTTAAACCAAAACGAAGCGTTGATCCAATCGTTAAGGGAACGGGTGGAAGATCTGCAATCGGAGTTGGAAAAGGAAGAAGAATACAAACGAAATGGGTTGGCGAACAATGTTTCCAACCTCCAACAAGCATTAAACCAGGAAACAACGGCGTTAAGCCAAGCAGAACAACAACGTATCGAACTCGAAAGGAAGGCGGCCAATCAACGCCTTGTCTTCGATTCGATCCAACAAGCGTCCAAGTTGGGTCTTGCGGCGGCCAACGTCATTACGGCCGAAAGTCCAAAGGGTCTTGTTGGTATTATTACGGCAACGGCGGCGCTTGCCTTGCTGTTTTCGATCTTCGCACAAGCCCAAGCGAACGCGGCCAAATTTGCAACTACAAAGAAGTTGAGGGAAGGGGGCGAATTGTTGGTCGGTCCTTCACACGAAAGCGGCGGGATCGACATATACTTAGCGGGGGAAAGTCGACCAAGATACAACGCGGAAGGCGGGGAAATGGTCGTAAACAAGGAAACGACCCGGCGCCATATCGAATTTTTGCGGGAATTGAACGAAGGGAAGTACGATACCGTAGAATTTGAGCAACTTCTAAAGTCTTTGTCCCCGAAGAAATACCGGATCGGCAACCTTCGATCTATGGCAAGATCCGCAAAGCGGGATCCCCTTCGATACAAGGTCCCGGAAATTAAACGGATCCAATCCCAATTGGAGCAATGGAACGAAGCGAAACACTTTCATAGCTTGGAAGAAACGATCGTCGAAGCGCAAGAACGATCGACGGCGCAAATAATCGACTATTTGAAGTCCCGGCCAATAGATACACCCCTGGAAGGCGGGATCCTTCGGGAATATTGGAACGGCACCCAAAAGGTCCGGCAAATAATAGAGAAAGAAAGTTGAAAGTTTCCGGTTAAACGGTTACTTTTGTTTCAACCAAAGGGAAAAGCTGCAATGAACATTACGCAATATTTCGAGAAAGCCAACCCCGGGATAAAACGCAAGGTCAAGTCCGGCGTTTTTGTCCCGATAATCCATACCGGCAAGAAGGAAGAAGGATCGACGACGATTCGCCAAAAGGTCGACAACGACGGGGATCCTTTGGTCCGCTTCGTCCCGAAAGATCTTTTGGCGACCTATGAGGAATTCGGTTGGAGGAAGGCGGCAATTCCGAAAGCCCCCGTAGCGGATAACCAGGAAGAACAAGTCCCCGGCGACGAAGACCTCGCAAAGCGGGGACGCAAAAAAGCATAAAATGGATTGGATCCCAACCAACAAGACCACGGGGATAAAATACCCCCCTGTTTCCGACGACCAAAAACGGCGTATGGAACAAGACCCGCATACTCAAGGCAAATATTCCTTTGAAGCGGTGAAGGCGGCGGCCAAGCCTGTTTCGGCGGCGCCTACCCCGGCCAAGAAGGAGGAAAGGAAAGACGGACCGGCGGAAGATAAATAGACCACTGACAAGCGGGGGGACATATCAACGGCCTTCCCCTTTTGGCCGGGTCCCCCCCTTAACGATGTAGGGCAATCCGGACGGCCTACAAGAAAGATCCGGGAACTTGGGCGGCGGCGCCTACAAAAAAACCTTTGCAATGGATAACATTAATCTAAGTCTTGAGCAATTGGGGCGGCTTACCGGAAAGACCCCCGACGAACTGCAAACGTCGCTATTCGTCGACGGTGAAGAAGGAAAAGTCTTGGCGGAAGATGCGGAAGCCAAATTGTCGACCTTCTTTTCCTCTAAGTTTAAGTCCGTTGGGGACGACTTCCACAAAAAGGGCTTTAAACAGGCATGGGAAAAGATAGGCGAAATTACTTCCAAAGATCCCGACTTCGACCCGAAAGGAAGGCAAGGCGAAGAATTGTTGTCCGCTTACATTCAATTTAAAGCAGAACAGGCGGCCAAACGTGCTTCTACCCTTTCCGAAGAAGACTTGGAGAAAAACCCGCTTGTTTCCTCATTCCTGGAAAAGCGAACCCAAGCACAACGCCAAAAGGTCGAAGAATTAAAGTCGCAATTTGAACGCGAAAAAGGCGAATTCTTGACGCAAACCAAGCGCACGATTGCGCGGTCGAAGTTGGTCGAAGCGATCCCCCCGGGATCCCTTGGCGACGACCAGGACGAAGCGAAAAGAAGACTTGCCGTCTTGTTCGAATTGTTGGACAACCGCTTGGACTTCGTTGTTATCGAAGGCGGGGAAACAAAGTTGGTCGATCCAAAAACCCACGAACCATTAACGGACGCGGAATTAAACCCGGTCCGTTATTCCGATTGGGTGCAAACGTTCAACCCGTTTCCCTCACAAACGCAAACCCCGGGGCGGCAAACCCCGGGCGCCAAGACTTCGCAACCTGGAATTTCCGGCGACATTCGGGTAACTTCGAAAGAAGACTACGAACGCCAATTGGCAAAAGCCGGGACGCGGCAAGAACGGGCGGCGGTTAACAACGCCTATGCGGACTTCCTTTTAAAGAATTCTCGCAAATAGGATCCTTCTTCCTTTGAGGTAAACAATGTTCCCCCTTATCTGGCAACGGATAGGGGTAAACTTATTTCTTCTTAACCCAAACAAAAAAACGAACTATGGCAGCCGGTGATTTTAGCGCTTCCGTACGATACAAGGCGCAAGCATTTTTGGAAGATATGTTCGGGGATATGACCCCCGCAATGAACGAATTTCGAACCCCCGCAAAGACGGTCGAACTTTTAATGTCAAGGCAAACGGCACGGACTACCCCGATAATGAAGGGGACCGTTTGCGTTGGACAGGACATTGTTTGGCTCAAATCCGGGGTTACTTCCGTGGACTACATCGGGACAACGGCGTCCGGCGCTTCGCTTACTTGCGACCTTGCGGACGGTCAAGAACTGGAAAGCGACGCCAAGACCTATGCCGACAACCTTTTCGCCGTGGCAACGGTCGACGTCGACGACGACAAATGCAACAATATGGTAGACTTCGCCCGGGAAAGCGCCTTGGCGTGGAGAAAGGCAATGACGGATCTAAAGGTCGTCCTAAACACGAACGCAATTTCGTTCTTGGACGCCAATATCCAACAAAACCTTTTTTCCGACGTCGCAAGCGTTGACGCGGGGGGCGGCGCCTGGGCGGTCGACGGTGACGGGGCAACGATCCTTGTTCCCCAAATCGACCTTAACAACCCGGACACCCTGGCCTATTTGGACGTATTGGCCCAAAACAACCTACTGGAAGACTTCTTTATCCTTTCCGGTTGGCAAAACTTCTATACGTCCAACTACAATGCAGACTTTAAGCGCCTCAACGACAACGAACGCGCTTTGATCGAACAATACCGCGCACACGATGTAAACTTCGACGTCCGGTCCTTGGATCAGACCTTGGGGGCGGCTTCCTCCTTCCTTATCAACCCGTCGTCTTTCGCCTACTGGAATACCGCTTGGTCGGCCGTGGATCCAATCCAAGTCGACTACGACAAATGGGAATTCCGGTTGGAAGATCCGGTATTGAAGATCCGGGATAACGGCACCCTTCGCCCGGTTTATTACGAAGTCGTTTACCAAAAGTTGTGCAAGAACCGGGATTCGAAGACCCGCCACCGCTTTACCCACCGGTACGAAGTTAAGTACATCGGCGGACGCGACGTTGCACCCGCCGGGGTCCAAAGCGAAACGGGGATCGTCAAGATCCAAGGCGTTGCCGGTCTGTAAGAACCTCCAACAACCCAAGAAGATCCGGGGGGGCGGCCCCCCCCGGATCTTAATTCTTCAACAAAAAAAAACAACAACCCAATGAAACGGCCTTTTTTCATTCTGGCATTGTTCGGCGCTCTACTGGCAACCCTTTTTGCCTTCCGGACGACCACCAACAACGACGCGACAACCTCCGAAGAATACGGCATCGTCTACGGCGAAAGCGGCGCCTTTGCGCCTGTATCCCTGGAAGACCTCAATTCGGCGCTGACGGCTTCGACCAATCCCGTCTACCAAACCGGGGAAACGATCGACACGATTGCAAACGCGGCCAACGATACCCTTACTTTCGCGCCCAATCTCATTTCCAAGTGGATCTATAACCATACGGTCGACGTTACGTCCCTATCCGGTACGGTAAACATTATCGCCATTTTGCAGGAAAACAACGAACGGACCGGCGGTACATGGTACGAAGTGGAACGGGACACCCTGGCAGCAGCCGGACAAATCCGATTGCATGGGGCGTACAACGCTTCGAAAAATTCCCAAGTTACCGGTTTCGTTAAGGGGCTTCGACAACGCCTTGTCTTGGACGGATCCGGGACGCAATCGTCCCGGTACATTCACAACGGGACCTATAAAAAAGAATAAGTCTTAAGCGTGTTTCCATTGTACAACCCCCCGGGGGCGGTCCCCCGGGGGTCCCCTTACACCCTCACAATGTAAAGACCTATGAAACGAACTTCTTTTATTGTTGGCATTGCTTCGATACTGTTTTGCATTCTCCTTGTTTCGAAAAGTCCGGATCCCGTTACTCCTTCAATGACGAAAGCGGAAGAAACGATAAGACACAAAGACGAACGCGGCGCCGTACACGAACACCAAACCGGGCGCAAACAAAAAGTAAATGGATTGCTTAAGTAACCTTATTGGGCTAACCGACCGGACTTGTGATTGTTGGGACGATAGCAAGCCGGAAACTTGGGCGGACGTAAACGCTTCGGATAGTGGTCTATTTGTAACCGACCCGGAATACGGATACGAAGCATTGGACCGGATCTTTGCGAATGCGGATTGCGGGGACGGGTCGATATGGGACCTTTTGCAACGCTCAAGGACAAAGGCAATTTCCAACTTTGTTACCGACTTGGGCGCCCAAATACAAAGTCTTTACAAAAACCGGGCGCAATTCGCCGGGACAATCGGACGTCCGAACGCTTCAAGGGTCGAACCCCGGGGGCAAGAATATATCGGAATGATCCTTTACCCAAGGTTGCTGCAAGGGGCAAAATTCATTGTAACCCATATCCATATTGGGACCAACTTTTCCGGGGACGTTGACGTCGTTTTAACCTCCAACAACGGGGACTATTTTACACCCGTTACGACGACAATTACCGGCATCGCCAACCGCTTTGTAAGGGCGGCGGTCGATACTCCAATCGAACTTCCCTTCTATTCGGCATACCGGGAAGGGGACTTGCGTTATTACGCCTATTATTCGACGGCCGGGGGGACAATTCAACCCTTGGGTAACTCCTTCTATTGTTGCGGGGGCAAGTCGAAACATGAAAAATTTTTGAAGGCGGGGGGCTTCGGGGTCGACACCTTAACCGACCTTGGAGAAGTTACCGCCAAAGGATCCGGCGCCAACGGTCTTTCCCTGGAAGGGTACTTGTATTGTTCCGGGGTTGATTGGCTGTGTGACCTTGACACAATAGGCGGGTATTCCCTAAAAATGGTCGTTGCAAGGGCTATCCAAATGAAGGCGGCGGCGTTGCTCTATTCAATGGATAACGATTCGACCAGGATAAACCGTTTTACCGAACCGTCGTCCGGGAACATCGACCGAATGATCCGACTTAACGAATTGTACTTTAATCAAATAGTTTGGATTAGTCAAAACTTGCCAGTTTCGGCCGTCGATTGCTTACTATGCAACGACACGGCAACCGGGCGGATCCAAAAGAAAGCGTTAATCGTTTAAATCTCAAGCAATGGCACTAATTAACTTCCTCACTTGCCCGGAAGATTGCGACACCGACGTATTGTTGCCCGCAATTTCGCAAGACCAGGATTGTTCGACTTGGGTCCCGAAAGATTCGCAAGTGTGCGACCTGTTTATCGTCCCGACGGGGGCGCCGGATCCTTTTTCTTGGACGGTACCGGCAACCCCGGCGGATGCAACGACGATCGACAACACGGAAGCACTCAACGCGGCGCCAAAACGTCTTGTTGGGGAAGGCGGAATAGCGGTCCCGGAAAAGCGGATAATCGAATATCCCAAGAAGAAGTCCAGAATTGCCGACCGTGACTACACGCTGCAAATGCGCTTCCGTAACCTAACCGACGAAATGTACGCCTTCCTTCGCCAATTTCAATGCGGTTGGACCAACTTTACGTTTTACTACGCAACGGTTGGGGGGCGCCTTTTCGGGAAGCAAAACGCGGGGATCCCGGTACAACGGGTCGACGTCGACTTCCCCTTGGGTGAAGGACGCGACGACAAAGAAGAAGCAATCTTAACGATCGTTTGGAATGCGGACGGTGACCCCGACCGTTGGCCAAACCCGTTCGCCTAAAAGTAAGATCCTTGGGGTATGGCAATAAATACCTTCCTTTCTTGTCCGGACGATTGCGACGACGACTTGTTGTTGCCTGGAATTCCACAAGACCAGGATTGTACGAATTGGTACCCCAAGGATTCCCAAGTAGGCGACTTGTTTTTATTCCCCTCTACGGCGCCCAAGCCTTCCGATTGGACGGATCCTAATACTTGGTCCGGGACGATAAACAACGTGGATACCTCCAACGCGGCGGGAAAGTGGATCGTTGGCGAAGGCGGGGTCGATGCGGTCCAAATTACCCTCCTTTCCCTTCCCAAGAAGAAAGAACGGGTAACGGGTCGAACGTTCGTCCTTTCCTTCGAGATCGACCATTTAAGCGGGTCGATGTACGCTTTTCTTCGTGCTTTTCAATGCGGTTGGACCAACTTTACGTTTTTTTACCGGACCGTCGGGGGGCGCCTTTTCGGGGCGGACGGGGGGATAATTCCAATATCCGTCGACGTCGACTTCCCATTGGACGAAGACCGGGAAGAATTCGAAACGGCGGTCGTCGGAATAACCTTTGAAGCAGACGCAACCCCGGACCGGGTAGACGGATCCGGCTTAGACGATGTTTTGGCCACGCTCAACCCGTGGATAACACCCGACGGCGACGAATGGGTAACCCCGGACGGCGACGCCTGGGTATGGTCCCCCTAAACAAAATTCAATGAAGAATATTTTTCTATTTGGCTTCCTCCTTCTTGCAACCATTTCTTTTGCCCAAGTGCGACCGGATAACTTCCCTTTGCAAACGGCGCCGGATTCGTCGAACTTCGAAGTATATTCCCAAAAGAACGGAATAACAAGGCGGGCAAACCTTTGGGCGCTCAAGAAGTATTTTGCCCCCTATATTAAGGCAACCCCAATTGCATACGTCCCGGCATCAACCGGTAATACCCTGGATCTTTCGACTTTCGCACTTACCGGCGGCGATTCGCTGTACTACATCGACGGCGCCGGACGGGCGGCGTTAATTTACGATCCAAATACCTTGCAATCGTTGACCCTTTCAAACGATACCCTTTACCTATCCGGCGGCGGTGGGGTCTACTTGGGCGGCGGCGGCGCCGGTATTACCGACGGGGACAAAGGCGACATAACGGTATCGGGATCCGGCACGGTATGGGATATAGACGCGGGGACCGTTGGATCCACGGAGGTAACGGATAACAGTTTGGCGGCCGGGGATCTTTTGGTCGACGTCATATCGTCCGTGGACGGGGTAGCGAATGACGGGGGGAACATTGACCTTGTAGCGGGCGCAAATGTGACAATAACCCCGAACGACGGCGCCAATACCATTACCATTGCGGCGACGGACACGGATACCCAATTGTCCGAAGAACAAGTCGAAGACTTTGTCGGGGGAATGCTTACGGGTAACACGGAAACAGGGATAACGGTTACTTATGAGGATACCGACGGAACAATCGACTTCGTGGCGACGGATCCTTCCTTGAGCAACGAAGGGTCCCTAACCGTCGGGGCGGGGACGTCGACGACGTCGACCATTTCTTCCAATACTTCCGGATCTACGGACGTAACTTTGGAAGCGGGGGCAAATATTCTTATTTCGGAAACAGGCAATACCATTACGATTGCGGCGTCTTCGGGAACTGCAACCGTCGGGGACGGCGACTACGGGGATATTGTGGTATCGGGAACGGGTACGGTATGGGATATAGACGCGGGGACCGTCGGATCCACGGAGGTAACGGATAACAGCTTGGCGGCCGGGGATCTTTTGGTCGACGTCGTATCGTCCGTGGACGGGGTAGCAAACGACGGGGGGAACATCGACCTTGTCGCCGGATCCAATATCACAATAACCCCGGACGACGGCGCCAATACCATTACCATTGCATCGACGGACACGGATACCCAATTGTCCGAAGAACAAGTCGAAGACTTCGTCGGGGGGATGCTTACGGGTAACACGGAAACAGGGATAACGGTTACTTATGAGGATACCGACGGAACAATCGACTTCGTGGCGACGGATCCTTCCTTGAGCAACGAAGGATCCCTAACCGTTGGGGCGGGGACGTCGACGACGTCGACCATTTCTTCGAATACTTCCGGATCCACGGCGGTAACCCTGGAAGCGGGGACGAATATTACCCTTTCAGAAACGGGCAATACCATTACGATTGCGGCGGCAATTGGGGCGGCCGGGTCCCCTGTTTACGGGGAAGCGTACAACGCAACAAGCGACGCCTTGGCAATAACGGCCGGGGTCCCGGTAATTTCGGACGGTATGGTCGCCGGATCGACGAACGGTTTTTCGTATTCGGCCGGACGTCTTACATATTCGGGGGCGTCCGCAATGTTTTTTGTCACCTATTCGGCGGAAATTCATTCGACGGCGACGGGATCCCTTACAAAAGTTTGGATCTACAAAAACGGATCTTCCGTTGCGGACACATACCGGGAAGAATACGCGGAAGCTGCAAGCGAGAAAGAAAACATAACGACCGGCGGCCTAATCTCTTTGGATAGTTTGGACTACCTGGAAGTTTTTTTCGATGCTTCGGAGAATGCAACGATAACGATTGAAAGCGCCAATATTTCGACAATCCGGGTTGGTAATTCTTCCGGCGGCGACGGCGTATCCGACGGCGATAAAGGCGACATAACGGTATCGGGATCCGGCACGGTATGGGATATAGACGCGGGGACCGTCGGATCCACGGAGGTAACGGATAACAGCTTGGCGGCCGGGGATCTTTTGGTCGACGTCGTATCGTCCTTGGACGGGGTAACCAATGACGGGGGCAATATTGACCTTGTAGCGGGCGCAAATGTGACGATAACCCCGAATGACGGCGCCAATACCATTACCATTGCGGCGACGGACACGGATACCCAATTGTCCGAAGAACAAGTCGAAGACTTCGTCGGGGGGATGCTTACGGGTAACACGGAAACAGGGATAACGGTTACTTATGAGGATACCGACGGAACAATCGACTTCGTGGCGACGGATCCTTCCTTGAGCAACGAAGGATCCCTAACCGTTACGGCGGGGTCCGGTACGACGTCCGTTATTTCCTCCAATACGTCCGGATCCACGGACGTAACATTGTCGGCAAGTACCGGTCTTTCCATATCAGAAACAGGCAATACCATTACCCTAACCAATACCGGGGACACGAACGCGGGGGACGACTTGACGACGTCGACAAGTTTTTCCGGCGATGTTTCCGGATTATACAGCAACTTGCAACTTGGGGCAAACGTCGTCGGTACGGCGGAAGTAGACGGCACCTTAACGGCGGCGGATCTTGCGGTAAACGTCGTTTCTTCCGTCGAAAACGTCACCAACGACGGGGGGAACATCGACCTTGCGGCAAGCGGCATTGTAAGCATAACAGGCGACGACGGCGCTAATACTATTACCATTGGCGTTGCCAAGGTCAAACAAATAAAAGGCGCAACAATCGAAAGTCCTGGAAGCAGCGAAAACATTTCCCTTTTTTACACGGACCATGCGATAACCATTACCAGGGTATCCGACGTCGTCCGGGGGACAACCCCTTCCGTAACGTATAACATTCGACACGCAACGACCAGGGATAGCGGGTCGCCAAATGATGTTTTTGGATCAAATAGGACGGTTACTTCTACTTCCGGCGCAACTACGACGACGTTTAGCGACGCGACGATACCGGCTAACTCTTGGGTCTGGCTTATCACATCTGCAACATCCGGAACAATTACGGATATAAATATTACCCTTCAATATGAGGCGGATTAAAGGATATTTAATTGTCGCACTTTTGCCCCTTTTTGGGGTTGGATACGCGCAAACGGTCGAAGAATTCGTCGGGGACGGGACTTGGTCTAAACCAAGTGGAGTTACCCAAGTAATTGTCGAATGTTGGGGCGGGGGAGGCGCCGGGGGCGGCGCAACCACGAACGGCACGGGCGGGGGCGGCGGCGCCGGGGGGCAATATGCAAAAAAGACGGTTACTTATAGTTCCGGGGCGGCCTCTATTTCGTACACGGTAGGCGGCGGCGCCGTGGGTAATACGGGAAATGGAGGGACCGGCGGCGAAACAAGTTGGAATAGCGGCGAAGTCGTAGCAAAGGGCGGCGCCGGGGGCGTGGCAAACAACGGAAGCGGGGGGACCGGATCAACAAGCGGGGGCGTTGGCGACATTGTTTACGCGGGCGGGTCCGGGGCGGCCGGGGCTACAAGTTCCGGCGGCGGCGGCGGCGGCGCCGGGTCTACGGGAACCGGGAAGAATGCTTCGGGAACAACGGCGGGCGGCGCAACAAGTGAAAACGGCGGCGCCGGGGGTAATGGCAGATCAACAAGCGGGGCCGGTTTAGCCGGAAGTACCTTTGGCGGCGGCGGCGGCGGCGGGAAAAAGACGACGACGACCAATAGGGCGGGCGGCGCCGGGGCGCAAGGAATGATAAGAATTACCTATACTGTTAACCCAAGAAGGGTTTTTATAATTAACTGACTATGAAAGTATTGTATTTTTTCCCCTTTTTGCTTCTTCCCTTCTTTTTGAAGGGGCAAACACCAACCGGAAGTGTACAAATACCGTCGGGTACAACGGCGCAACGTCCAACTTCCCCGGGGGTCGGTGAATTCCGTATTAATACGGATTCGTTAAAAGTCGAATTTTGGTCCGGGTCCGCTTGGGTCCTTTTGGGGGTAGGCGGCGGCGGCGGCGTATCCGACGGGGACAAAGGGGACATTACCGTATCGTCTTCCGGGACGGCATGGAATATCGACGCGGGGGTCGTCGGATCCACGGAGGTAACGGATAACAGTTTGGCGGCCGGGGATCTTTTGGTCGACGTCATATCGTCCTTGGACGGGGTAGCAAACGACGGGGGCAATATTGACCTTGTAGCGGGCGCAAATGTGACAATAACCCCGAACGACGGCGCCAATACCATTACCATTGCGGCGACGGACACGGATACCCAATTGTCCGAAGAACAAGTCGAAGACTTTGTCGGGGGGATGCTTACGGGTAACACGGAAACAGGGATAACGGTTACTTATGAGGATACCGACGGAACAATCGACTTCGTGGCGACGGATCCTTCCTTGAGCAATGAAGGGTCCCTAACCGTCGGGGCGGGGACGTCGACGACGTCGACCATTTCTTCGAATACGTCCGGATCCACGGCGGTAACCCTGGAAGCGGGGACGAATATTACCCTTTCAGAAACGGGGAATACCATTACCATTGCATCGACGGCGGCCGGAATATCCGACGGGGACAAAGGGGACATTACCGTATCGTCTTCCGGGACGGCATGGAATATCGACGCGGGGGTCGTCGGATCCACGGAGGTAACGGATAACAGTTTGGCGGCCGGGGATCTTTTGGTCGACGTCATATCGTCCTTGGACGGGGTAGCAAACGACGGGGGCAATATTGACCTTGTAGCGGGCGCAAATGTGACAATAACCCCGAACGACGGCGCCAATACCATTACCATTGCGGCGACGGACACGGATACCCAATTGTCCGAAGAACAAGTCGAAGACTTTGTCGGGGGAATGCTTACGGGTAACACGGAAACAGGGATAACGGTTACTTATGAGGATACCGACGGAACAATCGACTTCGTGGCGACGGATCCTTCCTTGAGCAATGAAGGGTCCCTAACCGTCGGGGCGGGGACGTCGACGACGTCGACCATTTCTTCGAATACGTCCGGATCCACGGCGGTAACCCTGGAAGCGGGGACGAATATTACCCTTTCAGAAACGGGGAATACCATTACCATTGCATCGACGGCGGCCGGAATATCCGACGGGGACAAAGGGGACATTACCGTATCGTCTTCCGGGACGGCATGGAATATCGACGCGGGGGTCGTCGGATCCACGGAGGTAACGGATAACAGTTTGGCGGCCGGGGATCTTGCCGTCGACGTCGTATCGTCCTTGGACGGGGTAGCAAACGACGGGGGCAATATTGACCTTGTAGCGGGCGCAAATGTGACAATAACCCCGAATGACGGCGCCAATACCATTACCATTGCGGCGACGGACACGGATACCCAATTGTCCGAAGAACAAGTCGAAGACTTCGTCGGGGGGATGCTTACGGGTAACACGGAAACAGGGATAACGGTTACTTATGAGGATACCGACGGAACAATCGACTTCGTGGCGACGGATCCTTCCTTGAGCAATGAAGGGTCCCTAACCGTCGGGGCGGGGACGTCGACGACGTCGACCATTTCTTCGAATACGTCCGGATCCACGGCGGTAACCCTGGAAGCGGGGACGAATATTACCCTTTCAGAAACGGGCAATACCATTACCATTGCGGCGGCCGGGGGCGGCGGCGGGTCCCCTTCCGTTATCACTCCTTCGACCATTACGGCACAACAAGACAATTATTCCCCGACGGGTTGGGCGGATGCAACTTTTGTCCGTCTTTCCGGCGATATAGATATGGATGCAATTACCGGATTTTCGGCGGAAACTTCCGGGGAAGTAAAGACCCTTGGAAACGTTGGGGACTATACGATCTTCATTTCCCCGGAAAATACTTCTTCGACGGCTGCAAATCGCATTTCCTATCCGGAAGATATTTTGTTGGAACCAGGGGAAAGTATGCAAATAATCTACGACGGGACTTTAACCCGTTGGGTCCCCTTGTCTTGTCCGTCAAAAGGATTTTCCAATATTCGCCGGTCTTGGTTCGCCAATAAAAGTTCCGGCCGGGCGGCGGAAGGGATAGCGGACGATATAAATATCCTTTTTGCCTATTCCGGGGGTAGCATTTCTTCGCAAAGTTCGACGGCGACGACCCCCCTTTCCGCATGGGCATTGGCAACCGGTACGACGACGACCGGGGATTGTTACGGGTATATGGCTAAAGGGTCTGAAAACATGGGGTACATTGGATCCGCTTATATGTACACGGAATGTCTTTTCCAGCTTGAAGACTTAAGCGACGGGACCAACGGGTACGACCTTTATTTCCGCCTTACGACTTCCCCTTCGTCTACTTCCGTAACGGCAAACAATAGTCTTGGTATTCGTTATTCCGACGACGTCAATTCTGGAAAACTGGAAGCCTTTACGCGCAATTCGTCCGGGACAGAAACGACCCTGGATCTTGGGGTAACCGTTGCGGCGGATACTCCTTATCGCCTTGGCGTGTCTATAAACAAAGCGGGGACCTTGGCGACGTTCTTTGTAAACGATAATGTAGTAGGTCAGATAACGACCAATCTTCCAAGTGGAACGGATCTTGGAACGGCCTTCTTCATTAAGAAGACAGCCGGAACGACTTCCCGGACGGCGTATTTATTCCGAATCTTAGGCGTGGCAGTGTTACCATAATGATTGCAATTGTTGTCCTTGTCATTTTGTCGGCTATTTGCAGCGCTTTAATGGACGTAGGGAATTTTCACCCGTCGCAATTACGTTTGCCTTCTTGGTGGAAGCATAATTGGACGGCGAAATACGTTGGCGGGGATCCTGAAAACGGCCGGGTTAAATGGAAGATCGGACCTTTTGAGGTTGTAAAGCCGGTACAACTTTCCGACGGTTGGCATTTCTCAAAAATGGTCTTCGTCATTGCCAATATTTTGTCCGTTGTTGTTGCTTTAACGGTTGAAAAAAAGTTAAATTCCGTCATAATTGGGGGCGCTTTTGTTGGTCTTGGCGTCTTGTGGAATACGACTTTTTCACTTTTTTACAACAAAATTTTTCGGACGAAATGAAGAACTTACTACACGGAGGAACGGCCGTCGGAAGCTACTTAATAAGCGGTATCGCCTTTTTGACCCATGCAAGCGAATGGGTCGGGGTCCTTTCCGGCATTGCCGGGGCTTTTGTTACCGTAACCCTTGGACTTCGCAACTATGCGGAATACCGGGACAAAATGACGGATATTAGAATAAAAGAAGCGCAAGCCGGGTTAAACAACCTGGAAAAGCATTAACTTTCGTAAAATTCAAAATTCTTTAATATGGGAACAATTGTTAAGCTAAACGCGGCTATTGCCGCACTCATTACCACGGCGCTAAGTATGGGGTTGGACGCCCTAATCGCGGCCGTTTCCAAGTCCCCGATTGCAAAAGCCGGTTTGGAAAGTGTAAAAAACCGGTTGATCCAAACGACTTCCGCACTTGCGGACGCAGACCCGAACGATACCGAACAACTGGAAAAAATCTGGTTGAAGCAATTTGTTGGGGAAGACGTCTACGAAATTGGGGCGGAACAATTCCAAGCGGGATTGGCGAAGATCCAAAGCGAACGGCTCAAGCGCCTTGCCGCGCATATCGGCCGGTATGGTTTGGAAGTGGTAAAATTGGTCACCGACGACGACCCCAACAACGAAGCGCAATTGCGGGAACATTTGGCAAAGTTCTTCGAAGACGCCGAAACGGAAGCGATTATCGTCGAAGACTACGTCCGGGCGGGGTTGACGGCGGCGGCGGCCGGGATCCGGAACGGCGGCGACGCCAACGGGTGAAGGACCAGGGACGCAACCAATTTACAAACTCCAAACTTTTTCGCAATGGCAAACAACCCGTACAACCTACCCGGCGAAGCGCGGCCTAATATGCGGTCGATCAACGTTATCCTTTGTTGTCACTTCCCGACGTTCGCCCAAAGTTTTACGTTGATCGTACCTTTGGAGACGTCGTATTGGGCAAGGGGCGGCGCCTTCCTTTTACTCCTTTCGATCCTGAAAGCGAAGGAGGCAAACCCCAAGTTTCGGGGGTTCTTGGATAGGATCTTAGACCCTACCAGGAAGCAGGAAAACGAATACGCCCAAGCTACCTTCGTACCGGCACGGCGCCCGGGGATCCCCCCGGCGGAAGTGCTGCAAATGACTGTTACGGATACCAGGGACGAAGCCTTCCAAAGACTTATCACCGGCGTCAAGGTGGAAGGGGACGACCCCCGGGATCTTCCCGAACTTCCCCCCGAAGAAGTTGAGTAGGTGTTTTTGTTTCACATAATGAAGGAGTAAGCCCGGTCCGATTTTTTCGGGTCGGGTTTTTTCTTTTCCCGGAAAAAAAACTTGCCCTTTTTTTTGGATAAAAATTTGGATAAAAAGAAAATGGTAGTATATTTGTTGCTGTTGTTACGCTTATATCACTAAACAATCTTGCAATGAACAGCTTAAATCTTGAGCGCTTCCGGAACATCATTCTTGGGGATCCTTCCCCGTCCGCTTTGGATATTCGTACCAAGATCCAAGAAGTAGCGCAAATTGCCAACCGGCTAAACGACCTTGCATCGGAGGAAGAAAATTGGCGCAAGGCGTCCGCCTTGGGTACCTTGGCCTTGGACCTCCAAAAAGCCTTGGAAGTTTTTTACCTGGAATACAACGCGGCCGAACTTTGCCGCAAGACCCGGGACCATTTGGTCGAAGTCGGTTGGGAAGGCTTCGTCCAAATGTTACCCAAGGAATACCTTTCGATTGTGGATGCAATCGACCTCAAGTTTGGATCGGCCGATAACCCCTTCGAAGAATTCGTCTTCGACTTCGATTGGCATTTGGTCCCCTTGTCCGGATCGGATCCCCGAAAGTGGATCCCTGAAGATTGGGAAACGCTTTGTCGGCATTTTTCGGCAACCTATACAATGATTTTTCGCTAACCAGGGGGGGGACCTTCCCCCCTTCTTCATTCTTTCAACCAAAACTATCTTACCAATGAAACGCGCCTATTTTAAAGGACTTTCGGACCGTTTTGTCGTCCGGCCAACTTATTTCGTTTCGACGTCGGGTCTTAAGCATATTTGGAAAGGTCTTCCAATCGAAGTCTTGTCCTTCGGCGAAACGGGGTACCCAATCTTCGACCCGGAAGCGGTCGTCTTGGTCGAAATGCTTTTGGAAACAATCCAACTTTTTACTACCCCCCCACTACACGGACCGAACCAGGGGATAGAAGACCTTCCACAAGCAACGGGGGAAAAGTTCATCCAATTAACCCCGAAGGAATACCAGGAACTAACAACGATCCCCGTTACCTACGCTTTCGAAGTGAAGTTGTGGGAATTGCACGAAATTGTTTACGACCTCTAAAAAGTATGGAAATGGAAAACATTTGGAAAGACGCGACTACTTATTCCCGTAACGACAAAGACCGGATCCCTTCCGTCTTCGAATACCAAAACGGGGGGCTTTGTATTACAGTGGTCCGGGGTCACCGTTTCAACCCGGAAAATTGGGGCGTGTGCGTAAACGGTGAATGCGAATGCCCGCCACAATGGACCGGGCCCAGCTGCTCCCAGGAGGTGACGCCGGTCAAAATGCGGGTAACGTACATTGCTCTCAACTCCTTCCCTCCTACCGACGGCAACGGCGCCGGCTGGGATCTGTTCGACGGGCCAGACGTGTACCTCTCTATCTGGAAAGATGGAGTGCAGCTGTACAAATCCAATTGGTACGAAGATCTTACCATTGGCGCATTTTGGGAAACCAACTTTGAATTTTCCGACCCAACGGCAACCTATAATCTCCGCGTCTACGATTACGACGACGGCATTACCGCGGATGACCTCATGGGATGGATTGATTTCACGCCGTACCGCCCAGGGCAGAAGTTTCCCACCTCCTACCCTGTCAGCTGCTCGGGATGTATCGTTTCTTTCGAATTTACTGGCGTGTCCTACTTCCATTAAAATATCTTCTTCTCCAGCCGGCGGATCTTCTCCGCCGGCTTCTCATGGATGTACTTCATGGTAATTTTCGGATCGTGGTGGCCTGCCTGTTTCATAAGGTCCAGCAGGCTGATATTTTCGCTCAGATCTGTGAGCCCAGAATCCTTCCAGCTGTAAAAAGAAAGCCCCAGGATACTCTTTATTGCCCCAGACCTATAAAGTTGCTCTAAGGCCCGTTTGTGTGCGTGGTAGAAGGCATCTTTTTTGGCTGGAGATCTCCCGACTTTCAGGCCTGGGCCAAATACAAACCTGTCAGGGGCATATTTCGAAACAATCTGCTCCAGCGCCGGCAAAATGGCATTTGGTACAGTAACAGTGCGGGGTTTTTGCGTTTTGGTGATCGATCCCGGCAGCCTGATAACCTTCTCCTCTACATCGATGCAATGAACCTGCATTTTCCGGAGCTCATTGGGCCGGATGAAGCAGTAATAAGACAGCAGCACTCCGAGGAATAGCCCAGGGTTGTTTTCCGCTATCCAGGCCGCCACCGTCCGGCGCTCTTCGTCGGAGAAGTTACGCCGGCGCTTTTGTGCCGGCTTTTTCTTTGTCACCTGATCCCAGGGGTTGGCCTGGATGTATTCCCGGGCCTTCAGCTCATTGAAAAGAGCTTTGAGAATAGTCTGGTAATTGTTGCTGGTGGCTCCTCTACCCTCTCTGGGATGTTCTCCCGCCTCAAAATTTGATACAGTAAATTGTCGATCGATATTCCGGTCATTTGTGCAACCTTGGTAACAATCTCCAGCGGTGGAGGTGTTTTGCCCGTTTCGTAGTTGCTCAAAATCACTCTGGTGATTCCAAGTTTGTCTGCAAAGGCCTCCTGGCTCATGCCTTGAGCTTTGCGGATCAGGTTTAAGTTGTGGGGAAAACTCATAGGAATGACTGTTTAGTGCTCTCTAAAAAATACCCTGTTCTGGGTATTTTGTACAAAATTTATTCAAGTGAATAGAATATGTGCATAATGTTATTATTTTTGTGCTAACACAGCACGAAGATAATACAGCCATGACAAAAGAAGCCATCAAACAACTTCCTCACGACCTTTCCACCCTGCTGCCCAAAGGCGCCATAAAGGAGATCTCCGAAACCACCGGCCTGGATCGTAACAGCGTCCGGATGATTCTCCTGGGCATTTGGAGCAATGAGGCGGTTATCCAGGCCGCGCTCTCGATCCTCGACCGCCAAAGAGCTGCTATTGAGGAAACGACAGCCATCCTTTCAAAAAGTAACAATTTCATGGGATCTACTTGTTAGTAGCGCAACTGCCCGGGGGCTTTGCCCCTGGGCTTTTTTTCAGCATTCCCCTACCCTTTTTATAATCTTAAACACTTTGCTCATGCAAAAGAAGAATTTTGTTAACCCTGCCTTCGCCGAGATCTACGACAGCATTACCGGCGTAATGCCTCAGATCACCTTTTACGGTATTATCGGCACCTACTTGATCACCGCGGCGCTGAATGTGTTTTTCATCCCGCTGCCCGTCTACCTGTCTTTACCTGCCGCCCTTGCCATCCAGTTTGGCCGCTTTGCAATTGTGTTCATGGATTTCCTCAATCCCACCGGCCGCCGCTCTCCCTGGCCTGGGCTGATCGCCACCGTGGCCACCGTGGTAGCTATCACGGAGCTGGGGTTTTCGATTATGGATCTGGCCTGGACAGGCCCGAAGTTCTGGGCTACATTCCTTTTCGGCTCTATGATGATTTCATTTGGATACCTGCTGGAGGTGAATTTTATCTCCAAAGGCGCCGAAGCGTTTGGCATGACCGGCCGGCCGGCTACCCAGGGCGCTGCCTCTGCTCCGGCTGAATCTATCCCCTACCCTGCACCCGCAAAGAAGGCCGCTTTCCAGGAGGAAAGGCCTACCCCTTTGTTCGACCTCGGGGAGCTAATCCCCAGCTCCAACGGAAACGGCAGGCATTAAGCCTCCAATCGGCTCCCCGATCCTGTGCCCATTGTGGCCGGGATCTGGGGTACCGGACCGATCAGAAACCTAATCTTAAATTCTGCTCCCCAAGGTGTAAAACTGCCTTCTACCGAACTGAAAAACAGGCAATAACGGGGAACAGCTTAAAGTAAAAGCAAATGGATTCATTTTTGAATAAAAAGGAAGCCGCTGAATTTTGCAAAGTAAGTGTGGTCACCTTACATAGGTGGATTGCAGACAACAGTATAAGGTGTATAAAAATCAACGGTAGAGTACTTTTTTTAAAATCTCACTTGATTGAGGATCTACAAAAGTTTGAAAAAGCACCTAAGCGTGACGAATAACGTATGTTCCTAATTGGGTTTAACGGCTCCCTCAGCGATGGGGGAGCCCTTTAAAAAACTAGATCTATGACTATTGAGCAAGCCTTCAAAATAATGGGTATCATATCCGATGCGCAAGAACTGAAAAGACACATGGACAAAATAACCAAACTCCGCCTCCTCTGCCTCAAATGGGTTTTCCTGCTGGAAGGATATGGCAACTACGACCAGTACAGCCACCACGCACAAGAAAGTATTGAACGGGTGCTCCGGCTGGACAACAAACACCCAGACCAATGGAAAGACCAGGAGTGTATTGATTTCATGACCCAAATCATTGAAGATGGAGAACAGAATTGCTTATACATCCCTTCGGAACCAAATGGAAAGCGTGTTAACGGCCATGTTCCAGGATCTGCAAATGTACAAGGGTAGGCCCAACGCAAACGCTGATTACATTGAGAAGCTGGAGCGCCGGATCTCTACGCTGATGGCCTTTTACCGCGCCGCCGACGGCGCCATACTGGAAGCTGAAGAGGAGAAGAGCCAGGCCTTTTACAAGGGCCTGAAGAAGGGTAGGGAAGAGGCCCAGCAACAGCCCCACCGGCTCGATCCGGCAAACCGCGAAGCATACCGAGATTACACCATTTCCCGAGCCCGCAGCAGCTGGCCAGAACTTTTCTAAATAATCCCAGATGGTCAAAGATGATTTCTTACGCGAAGTGGAAGCGCTCGCACTGGCGAAGCAACAGCAGGAGGAGCAGGAGACACAGGATATTTCCACCCGTTTCCAGGCTCTCATGCAAGAGAAAAAGCAGGGTAGCAACCCTTTCCCCACCGATGCGCTACCCAAACGCCTGGGCGATATCGCCAAGGTTTTCAATACCTGCTACGGTTTACCGATCGATTATTATGGCCTGGGGATGCTTACCGCGGCATCCATCGCCATTGGCAATGCCTACGTGGTGCGCTACAAATACAACCAGTGTTACCCGCCTATGCTTTACAGCGCCATTGTGGGCAACAGCTCGATAGGGAAGACGCCGGCAATTATGCACTGCCTTAGCCCGATCTTCGACCTGGAGGACCAGTACCGCCACCAGTACGACGGCCAAATGCAGGCCTGGAAACAGGAGTGCTTTGAGCTCCAGGTGAGCGGCATGAAGCGGGAAGACCCGCCCAAGCCGATCCAGCGAGAGCTCATTATCAACGATGCCACCAGCGAGGCAATCACCATTGCCCTGAGCCACAACCCCAGGGGCCTGCTGCTCTTCCAGGATGAGCTCAACGCCTGGATAAAAAGTCAGAACCAATACCGGAAGGGTAGCGATGGAGAGTTTTGGCTCTCTGTCTGGAGCAACCAAAGCCGGAAGGTTAGCAGGGTTGGCAAAGATCCGCTCTATGCCAAAAATCCCTTTGTGTCGGTGATCGGTGGCGTTCAGCCTTCTATTCTCAACGACTTTGCAGGGGAGGGGAGAGCGGAAAATGGATATCTGGCCAGGATTCTCTTTGCCTGGCCCGACGAGATGAAGAAGCCCCACGAAAGCGACAACAGCCCAGATCCGGAAGTTTTCGCCGCGTACCGGGAGATCATCAAGCGCCTGCACAACCTGCCGCACAACTTCACTGAGGAGGGTTTTGGCGAAGCCATCCAGATCAGCCTCACCAGCAGGGCCCTGGCTGCTTACAAACGCTGGCACCGAGACAACACCGACCAGATCAACGCCGAGGAGAACGACGTTGTAAAATCGATCCTGGGCAAAATGGAGCAATACCTCCTCCGCCTGGCCCTGATTATTTCCCTGCTCGATCTGGCCATACAAAAGGAAACCTGGACTGAAGAGGAGCTACAAGCCCACGAGATAGGGGAGGACGAAGTGATAAGGGCCATGCTGCTGATCGGCTATTTCAAAAAAACCGCCATGCGGGTGATCGGCAGCGTAGAAAGCCCGGTGAAGAAATTGAGCCCTGAAAAGGAGGCCTTTTACGAGGCCCTACCCGAAGAGTTCAGCACAAAAAGCGCCCTGGAGGCCGGAGAGAAAGCCGACATTTCCGAACGTACCATAAAGAGGATGCTCAATGATTTTACTCTCTTCCGCCAGCTGGGGAGGGGGAGGTATAGAAAGGTTTATGTGTGATAAAACCTAATTGTAAAATGGAAAAAGGTATGAAAACCGAGCCTAAATTTAAGGTAGGAGATATTTTGAAAATAAAGCCCTCTTATCAAAAACTTAATCCGTATCACACAATTAAGATCAAAAAGGTGTACATCAACTACATGAAAAAAGAACAGTATGGATACAAATTTGAATACAAAACATCTTTGGATAATAATTGGAAGTACTGTACCCATAGACCTGAATATAATTTAGCCATAGAGTACGACCATGCCCATTGATTACTCCGAATACCCGCCCAACTGGTTCACCGAGCTCCGGCCGGCAGTGCTCGATAGGGCAGGGCACTGCTGTGAAGGATCTCCAGCATACCCAGACTGCCGGGTACCCAACCACCAGCCCCACCCGATCACCGGCAGCAAAGTAGTGCTCACCATTGCACACATGGACCGAGACAAAACCAACAACGACCTGGACAACCTCCGCGCCCTCTGCCAACGCTGCCACCTCCGGCACGACATTGCCCAGCACGTGGAAAACCGCAAGTATGGAAGGAACTGGAAACGGTATCAATTGAGTTTAAATTTATAGCCATGCCAATAACCAACATACCGAAGCTGATAAACCCCAATGAGCACGTTACCGAAGCCCAGCAGAAAGCCCGCCTGGAGATCTGCGCTACCTGCCCGCGGAAGGGTAGGAGATTTGGCCTCGACAAATGCAACGTGTGCAGATGTTTCCTTAATGCCAAAACCTTGCTGAAGTCCGAACGCTGCCCGCTCGCAAAGTGGGAGAGAATACTCTGAGAAATTATCTTTGACCTCTTTACAAAAGCCCTCACTGGCCAACCAGTGGGGGTTTTTCTTTTCCGGAAAGAAGAGGTGAAAAAATTTTCACAATCGACCCTTTGGGCCAAAATTGCAAAACTCGATAACAGTGTGTTGAAGTAAAACGAGGCGATAAAAGTTGGCACTAATGGCACAAAAGGGGGTGTTTATAGGTATAAGAAAGTATATAAAGTATTGATTATTATATTATTAGTATTAGATAGTTAGTATAACAAATAGTGCCAAATCGTGCCAAAAAAGGGGCAGTTCGTGCCAAAAATGTTGCAGTTCGTGCCAAAAAAGTGGCAGTTCGTGCCAAACCGATATATGAAGGTTTCTTCATTAGTGCCAAATTTGGGCAGTTCGTGCCAAAAAGTTTTTTTTCAATGTTTACGCAGGTTTCAGCCGAAATCGTGCCAACTTGTGCCAAATTAAAAAAACGCTGGAACACTTATAAACACAGGCCGACCCGCGAGTTAGTGCCAAAGTGCCAACTTTTTTCGCGTCTCCAAAAACGGATGTAGGGGAGGGAAGAGGGTAAAAAGGCCAAAAATCTTTCACATTCATTGCACAAAAATTGTACATTTGTAATGCGCTAAGGGTAGCTGTCAGGTAGAACCTGTGTAACTATCCAGTAGAAAACAAGTGGATCCCGCAACAAAACCCATGATCTGCCTATGTGTATGCGGATTTCCAAAAAGCGCCTTGCCATTATCTTCGAGCTATACAGCCGCCGCACTGGCAGGCATTACCCCGAACGGCTCCGAAAAGAAGTTTTCACAGATACGGTTTTGCAGGAGATTGGCCTCACGGCAGAAGATTACCGGAGAACCCGCGTGTTCGACGCTGCCACCACAATGAAGATCATTTCATACTTCTCAATCCCAAAAGATGCTCTCGACAAAAGTGTATAGCCTCTGGGCTAGAGATCCCGACGATCCCGGAAAGGTCGTAGTTACCCGCCAGAAGGAAATAGGAGGGGAGGCAGTAAACTGGACTGTGAACATTCCCGTAGATCCTAAAAAGCCTCTCGACCCAGACAAACCGCTGAAAGTTCGATTTTTCAACAGAAAAGCAATAAGAGTATGGCAGTAAAAACAGATCCATGCATTGAGCTGCTGAGGCAGATGTACGCCGCCATTGCCGAAGCCATTGAGGCCCTCCGCGATCACGATAAGCTCAAAGACACCGCCGAACGGCTCCGGAAGACGGTGAAGATCCAGGAGGAAAAGATTGATGAGCTCAGCCTCCTGCTCTCCACGCTGAAGCGCCTGACAGAAAAGCGGGTGAAGATCTGCCCGGTATGCAACGGCGCTGGCGCCTATATGCAAAACGGACACCCGGAGGAGTGCTTAAAGTGCGATGGGGTGGGGGCCATTGAAGCATGAAAGTAAAATTCACAAAGCAAGACCGCCTTTTTTTGCTCCCTACAATTATGTTGGAAGTATGGAACAAACAGGTTTACTTTTTTTTCCTTCACTTCAGAATTATTATTGAATATGAACGCACTCGTAAACATTGATTGGTACCTGATTGGAGAAATCGCTTTCTACACTTTTTGCGCCCTGGTGCTCGCCTCGTTTGTTGTGCTGCTGGTAAGAAATCGGAGAAGGTAATTTTGCATTCTGGGATTAAGTGTTTATTGGTTTGAGCTCCTGGACGACCTCCAGGGGCTTTTCTTTTACACCTTATCCCAAACCTCCTACGCAGTAAGACAAAACCGTTTGGAAGTGTGCAACGCCTTGTTTTACATTGGTGCCCATGAGGACAAACCAGATTCTCAATTACGCCGGCATCGCCGCACTATTCTATGTCATCGCCACCAATCTGGGGGGCTGGCTGACATCAAAAATTTCCATTGGCTCCATCAAAATGAAGCTGGGCCAAACATCTCCGACAGGGCAGACCCTTACCCTGTTTATTCCCGTCAAAAACTCCGCTCCGGTATCTTACCCGCTCGAATCTTTCCAGGGTATGCTCTTTTGGGGCACTAACCCGCTGGCCCAGGTGATCATTAACCAGGAGGTGACAATTGCGGGCAATGGTACTACCGAAATTCCAGTAAATGTATTCATACCGTTTGCCAACCTGGGCACCCAGCTGGTAAACATCATATCGGCCGGCGACTGGCTGGCAGGCGCAAAGATCAAAGGCCTGCTCCGCGCCGGTGGCGTTAACGTACCTATTGAGCAAACTATCCAACTGCTGTAATGGATCTCAAACGCATTGCCGACCGATACATACGGAAGACCTCCAACAGGGAGGAAACGATCTTTGAAAATGGCGACACCGAAGACATTATTTCTGTGATCCTTCGCGCCGACGGTATGGCCGCACATTTTACGGAGCAATTCGCGCCGTATCTCCGGGGCCAGACCACGAAGGAAACCGCGGAAAACGTCTGGAACTTCGTAAAAGCTCACATCCGCTACCGAAAGGATAGGGTAGGGCATGAGCGGGTAAAAAGCCCTGGCAAGCTCTGGGAAGACGGAGAAGGCGACTGTAAAAGTTACAGCGTGTTCATGGCATCGATCTACCGCAACCTGGGCATTACCTACAAATACCGCTTTGCTCATTACCCAAACGGCCGGCTGGATCGGGATGTAAACCACGTGTTTCCCGTGGTGATCGACCAGCGGGGGCATGAGATCCCTACCGACGCCGTGGCCGATTACTTCAATTATGAGGAGCCTTATGAATACGCCATAGACTACGATCCAAACACCGGCCAGCAGGCAATAAATGGCCTTTCTGGCTTTCAGATACCGACCTGGTTTAAATATGCCTTGGCCATTTTGCTGGGTATCGGTATTTGTAAATGGGCAAACGATAAATGACAAAAATCAGCTACATACACGGAATAGGCGCCACCGCTGAAGAGCGCAAGCAAAGAGCCGCTGAAGTTCCCGGGCCGTCTCTGATCGATTACACGAAATGGACGGAGGGAGAGCTCCAGCTCGTGCTTTTGGCCGAGCAGATCAATATGCTGGCCGCCTACGCTCCGGAAGACAAAGAGCTGCAAAAATCCAAACAGATCCTCCAGGATGTGCTTTACCGTGGTGTACACCGCGCCGGTGGCCTGCCTGGCGGCATCTTCACCGGCCGCCTGGCTACCGTGCTGGCAGCGATCAGAAACGCCAGGCAACTGGCACGGCCGGCAGCGGGGGAGATCACCGGCCGCAAAAACGGCATCTCCGGAGGTATCGGAGATCCGATCATACCATACGAAGACTGCCAGGTAGTGGTTGACGATCCCAACGACCCGCTGGGCGCCTGGACCTACACAGACGCCGCCTGTGTGAAAAGAAACGAGATCAAAAAGATCCTCAACGACAACCTGGAAAACTCCGCTCACCATATCCTCTACGACTTTGTGGCCAATCCCAACCTCACCCCGCCCATTGTCGCAGTGAAGACGCAAAACCACCGGGCCGCCCGCGCCACCTTGTCGCAGATCTCCAAACTGAGCTCCACCAGTCTGAAAATGTGGATTCGTAATGGAGTGATCCGGAACAACATTGCCCAGGGCGCCGGCGCCATACAGCCGGAGGATACCATTGCAACGCTCAAATCTGGCGCAATAGCTGGCATCGGCGAGCCGCTGACGGCCGCCGCCCTGGTGGCGATCATCAAGGCCATTGCTGCCGCCATTTCTGCAGCCAGCGCCCTGGTATTGCTCCTGAAGCAAAAAGACCCGCAAACCGCCGCACTGTGGAACCAGCTCCAGGGCATTGGTACCGGCGTTTTCGGACCTGAGCAAAACGACTGGTATACGGGAGCTGGAGGAGGAAACGAAACGCAGCCAGGCACTGCCGGCGATATTGAAAAACTTTTGCCCTATGGCCTGATCCTGGCTGGGGCGTATGTACTAATTGAAAATTAATCGATCAACATGAAAAATCCATTCATCTACTCAATTCTGCTGGCCGTGGTGGTGATCATCGCCATGGTATTCCTGCCCAGCGCCAACGTGGAAAAAGCCCGCCCGAATCGCTACGAATCGACCAGCATCGATACGCTGGTAGAAAGCGAAAGCGCCACGTTTACCATTCCGGATATTATCCGAAACCAGGTAGCCTATTTTTTTCAGGTGACGGTTGCACAGGACAGCTTTGCAACCGACGCCATTGCCATCGTGAAGGAAAGCGCATGGGATACGGAAAACCGCTGGAGCAACAAAGACACGCTCACTATCAGCGGAGCGGGCACCTTTGGCATAGAGGGGGTAACAAATGCCGCCAGGCTTATGATCGAAATTCAGACCGACACCACCAACCAGCAGGGGCGCTATTGGCTAGCTGGAACGCTGGTGGAAACCTTCTGACGATGAAAAAGCAAAACCGCCGCCGCCTGAGTTTTCCCGAAGCCACGGCCGTAGTGGCGCCGCTGGCGCCGCCTGCCACGCCGAAGAAGAAAAAAGCCAAGGCCAAGAAGAAGAATTTTATAACCAAAACCGATAACAACGCATGAAAGGACAGATCTCCGCGCCTGCCGTCTCCAGGAAGGTTGGCAAGCGCACGTACAAAAGGCTCACTTGCCACACCACCGTAGCAGCGGCAAAAAAGCGGAAAACCAGCCTCAACAAGGGTGGATACTCCGCAATGGTCGTTGGAAAATGTGTCTACAAAGGCCCGAAGCTGAAGACCGCAAGAAAGAAAACCGCCCGCCGTCGTCGCAGGGCATAACCATTTCATCAATCAAAATCATTCAATTATGGCCTGTTCTGTTTGTCAGAAAAGCCGAAAACGAATCAACGGTATGAAAAAGACCAATCTCACCAAAACGCTGGGCGACGTGGCAGCGGGCACCGCTGGCCTGGTTGCCGCCCAGATGCTCAACAAAATCTCCTTCATCGGAGCCAACCCCATGATTGGGGGCGCTGTAAAGATCGTCGGGGGCGCCGTGCTCGCCGGCTCGACCAAAGGCATTATGCAAAAGGTCGCCATGGGCGTTGCCCTGGGTGGTGGCGTTGACCTGGCCACCAACTTCATCGCGCCGAAGGTCGAAGGCATTGGCTACCTGGGCACCCGTGGCGGATCCACGTCGGTGGCCAACGTGGCCGGATATGGTCCGATCGTGGACTAACGAAGAATCAACCATTTCTCTAACCCAAACAATAACACATCAAGACAATGAAGAATCTTGAGCATAAATCCGGATCGATCGTTTACACGCCGGACGTAAACCGCGCCGCGTACAACCGTTTCCTGGCGTTTCTCTCCATGATCAGCCCGGGGGTTGAGTTCATCATCACCCCGTTCTACATCCGCCTGGAGCAGGCCCTGAGCGCCACCAAGAGCAAATACACCTTCTCGTTCTACGAGAACCAGGGCTCCGACCGCCAGCAGGAAATCAAGCTGAACAGAAACGACCTGTTCATGATGACCCATGCCGGCCTTTGCCTGGCCAAACAGGACATTACCGCCGGCGACTACGGCAACTACCTGCCGCATTCCTTCCCTGATCCGAACTACTTCTCCGGCCTCTCCGGTGGTGTGAATGAGTTTGAATGCCTGAACACCGTGTACAACGGCAAACTCAACTTCCTCACCAAACCGGTGCAGCGGATCGAGAACCTGAGCACGGTACCGTTCCTGAAGATCCCGCAACAGCAGACGTTCCTCACAGCGGGCAGCCAGCTGAACGACGAGCCGGCCGAGTTCCGCCTCAACGACGTGCTGGTAGATCTCCAGCCCAACCTCATCCTCTCCGGCCAGGAAAACCACCAGGTAGAGCTGGAGCTGGGCGCCGGTACCACCACGCTGATCGCTGGCGGTTTCGACAACAGCGGCAACGCCGTTGACACGTCGAACATCGCCATTTTCTTCGGCGTGGGCTATAAAGCCGTCAACGCTGCCACCGCCGCCAGCCGGTGGGCCGTCGGTGCGTATTGATCCATCACTCTCATAATAAAAGCCTGGGGGGGAACACCTCCCCAGCTTTTCTAAAACTGGACGACCATGCAACAAGCATATGCAACACCCGCCCGGCTGGATTCGCTGAAGATCGCCGGCGTGGTTCCCAAGTCTACCAGCATTGAGGTGGTGATCCCTAACGCGACTGGTAAATACTACCTGCCCGATTCCGACATTTTGCGCGGCAAAAACATCGTAGGCATTATCTGCCAGGTGCAAACCCAGGTAGGTGGCGCCGACACCGTTTTTACGCCGTCGGGCCGCACGGTGGTAGACCAGCAGGTTATCAATGACGCCACGCTAACGCTGGAATCTGACAGCCTCCGCGTGCTGGATGAGCACCCGCTCAACCATTTCGTGATCAACAACACGGGAGACAGGAAATACACCGCCCTGGATGGGATCCGTGGTTTCAACCCCACCAAATCCTATATCCTGATCGGCAACCCCGCCGCGCCGGCTGGTAAGCTGGTGACGGATGAGGCCTTTCTCCTGCACTTTCTCTACACAGACTAAACCGCTACCAATATGGCAATGCCAACCCTTGACGGATTAAAAGAGTGGTTCTTTCTCCAAACCAAAGAAGGGCAGCCCTGTGGCTGGCGCCTCTTCCGCGGATCGAACACCAACAAAAATTATGATGGTGGATCTGCTGAAAGCGAAAACCCGGAAATAGGCTGGGAAAAGCTCCGCGCCCACCTGGAGGCCGAAGAGTGGGAGCCCGGCGAACAAGTTACCATCCGTGTATACGGCAATGGTAAACTGAACGGTGGGGGCTCCGATATCATTTACCGGCCGATCTCCAGGCATCAAACGAGGGTAGGCATTGCCGGTATTGGTGGCGGGATCGGAGGAGATCCCCAGGCTTACATTGCCCAGCAGGTAAGCAAGGAGATAGAGCTCTATGACCTACGCCGGCAGGTGCAGGATCTGGAGCAGGCATTGAACGAGAAAAGCAGCGTAGTGGACAGGGTGATCAACACCGTGGTGGAACATCCCAACTTTGACCCCAACACTTTGGTAAACGGTATCGGCGCACTGCTCATGAACCTGATACCCCAGCGGGCCAACGTCGGGGTGCAGGGCTTTGGCCAGCCGACGGCGCCGCACACCGGCGAACACTCTGCCCAGGCAGACCGCATTGCAGGCGCCCTCAATCGCTTGCAAGCGCACTTCCCGGAGCAACCAATTGAGATCTTATTGGAAAAACTGGCTGATTTCGTGGACAGCAACCCCACAGTGGCCAAGAACGTGTTAACCAACCTTTTCAAATGAAACCAGTGGTAGACGGGCACATAGTACAGGAGTTTTCGCTCAAAACGCGCCAGATCAACGAACCTGGAAAAATTTCCATCCGTGCCAACAGCGTAACCCTTTGGAATACGGGAACCAATACGGTTATCCTGGATAATGTGTTTGAGATCCCGGCCGGTGCCTCTTTCCAGTTCGGAGATAACAACCTGCTCAACATGATCGTGCAGGAGTTCAACGTGAAGTTTTCCGGCGCTGGAACGGACAAACTGCAAATAGCTGAAGTAATTGTAAACGACAGGCGCCTGGCGCACTACGTCGAGCGCCCGACGGCAAAATAAACCATGTATGAGCTTCATTGGATGCAACCCAGCCGGAGGATCTGGAAGCGGTGGCGGTGGCGAAACGCCAACAGCCGACACCCTGACCATTACCAGCGGTGAAAATACCACCGATTTCAACCGCGCAGCTGGGGCCCTCAAATTTAAGATCACCAACGCAGGCCCGGCAGCCGGCGGCACGGCCGACACCGCCACGGTGAACGGCGCCAACCTGTTTCCCGGCGATAGCCTGGAGTTTGAGGCGAAGCTCGACCCAGTGAACAATGTTTTCAAGACCCTCCCGGCAATGACAATTGTCACCAACGGGGCAACGCTGTTCTGGTATGAAGAAAGGTAAAGTGTGGAGTTTTCTCATAGTAATTTCCCTCATCGGACTGAGCCCGGCAATTGGCTGGGCTCAATTCCCTTTCTACGACATCGAGCTGGAGCCGGTATGTGCCGACAGCGCCGGCGTACAAACCACGCTGTACAGCGCCCAGCTGTACGTTTTGGGCCGGAATGGATTTGATGTTGTGTACCAGTACTATTTCGACCAGGCGGGCAACAAGGTAACGCCTGGAGGTGGCGTAACGATCTCCCCAGGGGCCTGCTGGGAGCAGGTGACGGAAGACACCGCCCAGGTGCTCACCTTCGAAAGCGCCTTTTCTGGGGGAGACTACACAATACCAGGCGATACCTACGATTGGGTAAGCATCGTTAACCAGGGGGGCACTACCCACCTGATCACCTTTCCGGCCAGCGGGGGCACTATGCGCCTGCTGCCCGGAGAGGCCTATTATTTTCGCTCGCACTTCGACGAGTTTTACCGGAAGCGCATGAGAAACCCCACCATTGTGATCAGCCAGGGGGTGGCAGGATTGAATAACCTAAGAGTATACGCCGAGGCAAAATGAAAAGGGTAGCACTATTCATATTTTTGGTTTTTTGGGGGTTCTTTCAGGCTGGATACGGGCAAGGAAGCGAGACAAGGTATGACGTGGAGTATGCCCGTATCTGCCTGATTGATAGCATCGCGCCGGATACGCTGGTACAGTTCTGGCGTTTCACCCAGGCGAACAATCCCGGCGCCCTGGCCCTGGATTATACTTTTGACCTGGCCGGGGGCTACACCGTGGCCGGTACCGTCCTCCCCTGCTGCTCCTGCCTGACGGCTGCCAGCGATACCGCCGGTTTTTCTCCCTGCCAGCCAACCGGTATAGGTTGGGGCTGGAAAATTGCCATTGCTCTGGTGCTTTTGCTCGCTGCCAGCTGGCTGATAAGTGTATGGGGCCTGCTCGAATTTGGCAGGCGATACCAGAAGGCCGCGAGAATCGCGTATATCCTACTTATATCCATCCTGTTTTCGTACAGCTCACTCTCAGCGCAATCAGAAACCACCTACGATGTGGAATATCAGTGCATTTGTCTGGTGGATAGCATCGCGCCGGGAAACGTGGTTCAATTCTGGCGTTTCACCCAGGCCAACAATCCCGGCGCCCTGGCCCTGGATTATACTTTTGACCTGGCCGGGGGCTACACCGTGGCCGGTACCGTCATGGGCTGCAATGATTACTACCTGGGGGATAATGTGAATAGTGGAGGGGGTACCGCTGGCACGTTGCCGATCTGGACGGGGGCTAATACGCTGGGGAATAGCAGCCTTTCGGAAGCGAGCGGTGTGCTTTCTTCGAGCCTTACCGGGGCGCTGAAGCTGCCAGCGGGGACGGATGCACAGGACCCGGTTTGGAGTACTGGGATGTTGAGGTACAATACTACTACTGCCGGATTACAAGGCTATAATGGTGCAGAAAGATATTTACCATGGTCAGACAATGACAATTTTACTACTGCTTATATTCCGTACAGTAATGGATCATCACTTACAACTAGTGCCGATTTGGGCTTTTACATTGTTACTGGCAGTAATAGATTAGGTGTTCTTAATGCAAAATTAGGTACTACATATGCCGGAACAATTAGAGGCCGATTAGATGTATCTGGGCAGGCTGGCGATCATACATCATATTTTGAATGCACAGGAAGCACTTTTTCTTCATCTATTTTTAGTGTTAACACTAACGTAAATGGATGGGGTCCATTTTTCGTACTTCCAGAAAACAGCAATAAACCTAATCTTTTTTTAGGAGAGTCTAACACCATTCAAAGAACAAGCCAAAAAGAAACAATCAAAATATCAGGAAATAACAGCACAAATAATAATGGTAATTTTTTTGTGGGTGTTAATGGTGGCAAATCAATTTCATGGGAATATTCTCGATCTATAGGACCATCAGCCCAGCCATCATATAAATTTGAATCTGCACGTATTGTTCCTATATGCACAGCAAATGTATATGGGGATATGGAAACAGGTTTAAGGTTTTATAACACTGTGGCCAACACGCTTACATATACTGCTCAGCTAGATAGTGCGGGGTTGATTCTTCCGTTGTACGCACCCGGAACGCTTACCGGAACGCCCGCCACTACTGCCGCTTTCAATTCTTCGGGGCGTCTTATTCAGGTACCAGAAAAATGGGCCGCCATCTCCACCTCCACCGACGCCAGCGGAGACATCGTAGTAGCCCACGGCATGGGCGCCACGCCGACCAGTGTACAGGTAACAGTAACCGGCACCACGCCGTATGTGGTGACAGTCCACAGTATAGACGCCACTAATTTTACAGTAAGGTTTTACGATATGACAGGGGCAGCGGTGGCATCCACCGCGGTAACCGCCACCTGGCACGCAAAAACATAACCACGCATGAAACAGATATTCCTCTTTTTACTCCTCCTCCCCTTCCTCGCTCCCGCGCAAAGCGATCTGGAAGTTACCGACGTGCTCCAGGAGATCGTCGAAGATGCTGGCGTGTACTACGTCGTCACCACCACTAAGTTTTCAGCAGGTCCGCCGCAGGTAATACCGCAGAAGATCGGAGGACGCCAGGAAATGCTTACCTATGCCCAGACAGCCGCCGTAAACCAGCAGCAGGCCATTGCCGCCGCCAGGCGGGTAGTGGTAGAAGACGCGCCGATAGCCTTCCGGCAATTCCTTGGCCTGGACACGCTTATCAGGGAGATTACCGGGGGAGATACTACCATATACGACCTCAACGCCGGTAGCTACTTCGCACAGTACGAAGGGCGCTACCGCGTCAGATCGGCCAGCGGGGTAACGGACTACACCGCCAAGATTATACGCCTGGCCAATGGCCAGCTACGCCTGGAGCGGGAAAGCGACGGGGTAAGATACAGCCTGCTGGTGCTCAGCCCGAAAAGTTTCCGGCTGGTGAACATACCGATAGGCAGCGTACCGGCTGCCGTGTACGACATGAGCGAGATCAGCCCAATGCCCGACGGCAAGCCCAGGTACCGGGATGAAACGCGCATTTTCACCATTGTGAAGCTGGAGTAATGGCCGCGTACCTGCTCCGCATCCTCGGCAGCCTGGCCGCCATGTTTGTGGCGGGCTTCATGAACCAGGCCAACGACATTGCCGGAAATGTGGTATGGTACCGCGAAAGCATATTCCCCCAGCCTGGCGAAAGCGCCGGGGCATTCTGGGGCACCCAGGGAGAAACCTGGATCAACAAATGGGCAATCAACGAAGCAGGGGCGCCGCTGGTCGGCACGGAGCGGTTTTTGTTCTCCTCTACCCTGCTGGTCTGGCTTACAGACCTCTGGCATTTCTCGAAGAGCTGCCAGATACTGGCATTCCAGGCGGCTGTACTGCTGTACCGCCGCCCAGATAAAAAAATACTCTACCTGGCCGATCTGGTCGCGCTGAAAATCGCCTTTTCGGCAGGCTGGTACGCCGGAAACGTACTATTGAGATGACGCAAGACAAAACCGTGAACATGAGCCCATGGGCCTGGATACTCGACCTGCTGAAAAAGCAGGGCCTTTCTTTCGTGTTGTTGGGCTTTGCCGTCTGGTATTTTTACGGAGAGGTGAAACGGCTGGAGGAGAAAGCGGATCTGTGCCAGTCAAAGATTATTACCCTCTACCAGGAGGTGATTATCAGGAATACGCACACGCTGGAGGATGTTACGTGGTATTTGGATGAGCTGTACCAAAACAAGGATAGACAGAAAAATAAAAAATGATCTATGCGAAACTTATTGCTTTTTGGAATTGGTGTATTGGTCGGCATGGAGCTGGCCAAAAGCAGGAAGGCCAGCCAGACGCCGGCCGACAACAGCCCGGCACTGACCGACAACCAGACGCCGACAATGGGGGGCCTGTACCAGTACAACCCGAGCGGATTGAAAGGAGCAATCCCCTATCAGCCATACGGCGTACGCTGGGGCTCCGGCAATCAATATTTAGACACGACGAAAAAGGCGCAGCTGGCAATATGAAGCTGAAGCCCTGGCAATGGATTGGCCTGGGGGGAGGGTTGCTTTTCCTCTGGCAAAAAATGCAAGCCGCTGGTATGGTGAACATCATCGACATAACGAAGAAATTGCCCAAAGGATCGGGCTCCTACCCTTCCAGGCCGTTGGAAGCTATCAATATGTTCGTGCTGCACCATAGCGCCACCACCAGCGGAGATCCTTGGGCCTATGCCAGGTATCACGTGGAAAACAATGGCTGGCCAGGCATTGGCTACCATTTTGTGATCCAGAAAGACGGCACCGTTTACCAGACCAACAAACTAACCACCGCCAGTTACCACGCCAGTGGAGTGAACAGCCAAAGCGTGGGCATTTGCCTTACTGGCTTTTACGACAACACCCAGCCGCCACCGGCTCAATATAATGCCCTGATCGGGCTATTTCGGCTTCTTCGGGATACGCTCGGCCAAAAACCGATTTACGGACACAATAAGTTTTCTTCCAAATCCTGCCCTGGCTCGGCTCTCGATGTTGCAGGCATCGAGGCCGAAGCATGGGGCCTAAATGTGTAGCCATGCCAGGAGGAGTAGTTCTTTCCGGAACACCGGGCCAAATTGCCCAGGTCGTCATTGTAGGCAGCCAAGCCAGCAGAACCGCCCAGGAATCGGCGCTTATTGCCGCCGCTAACCAGGCATGGTTTGCCCTGCCGGCAGATATGGACCTCCCGATCTGGCCAGACGGCGCCGCCGTCGTCGAGGCCGGCGTATTTCCGAAGTCTGCCAACGTCAGGCCCGGCCAGGTGCTCTATGCGCAATACAAAGACGGTGGCAATTGGGAGATCCGCGCCCGGCTCGAATGGCCCAGCATGGTGGCTATGAAAGATACCTACCTGGCTGTCCTGCTCAACCAAAACCTCCCGGCTACCGGCCAGGAGTTTCAACCAGAAGAAGACAAAAAGCTCTCTCTGGGGCTCGGGCTGTTCAATCTGTGGATACCGGATTTCCTCCCAAACCTCCCTCCTCTCGTCTGGCTGCTCATTGCCCTACTCTCCGGATATGGCGCCTATGAGAAAAAGAAAATCGTGCCACGGGTGGCCCTGGGCGCCGTGGCGTGGATCGCCGCCGCCAAATTCATCCAGTCTAACCAAAAAAATATCCGCTTATGAAAAAGATCCTCGCTCTGTTTTCTCTTCTGCTGATCGCCATTATGGCATTTGCCCAGCAGGCCGTTGGCGATACCATTGTATTGCCTGATCCCCTTGGGCCCAGCTCTACCCTGCCCGATTTCCTCAACCTTTACAGCCTCCTGGAGGGCGCTGTAATCGTCATACTCGGATATCTCCATAACTGGATCCCGGGTTTGAATCTCATACCGGCAAAATGGTTCCGTATTGTGCTTATTGGCGCCGGGGTGGGGGTTATTTTCGTAGCCCTGGGATTCGCCAATGGTATCGGCACCGTCTTTGTATTTTTGCAGGCCGTTGGCTTTTATTCCCTTATCCTGAAGCCGGTGGCGCCCAGCCCTCCCGTACCTCCCAAACCTGAAAAAACCGGCAGATGATCAAATTACCCGACAATCCAGGCGCCCGCCGGTGGCTGCAAATCAACTGGCGAATTACTGACGCATTCGGCGCAATCGAAAAAGAGGGCAGCCTCAAACTATACACCAGCCGTTGGGCTTTCGGTGAGCCTTACCTGCTGCTGGAGGTGATCCAGGAGCTGGGAAGAAACCCCAAAGAGTTTCTGGGCAATCGATCACGCCTGAATATTACTTGGTCCACGTTGCCAGTGCCCCACCCTCTTAGCACAACTGAAGAAGGTTTCCGGGAATGGTTCAAAAAAGAAAGCGCAGATGAAGAAGTCCGATAACTTGCTCACCATTGGCCTGATCGGCGTGGGGATCTACCTGCTGACCAAACAGCAGCAGCCCAGGTACAATTACTACCCGCAATACCCGCAGATCCCACCGGCGCCGCCGCCCAATACGGCACAGTGGCAACAATGGGTAAGCCTGGTAGTAAATTCCTTTGGCGCCGTGGCAAACCTCTGGGCGCCAGGTGGGCCGTTTTACAATCAACCACTCAACCAAACCCAGGCCATTGAAATAGGCCAGGGTACGGATTATTCCGATTACGTATGATAGGCAAGAAAGTCTATATCCAAGATCTCGACCAGGTGGGCCGCGTCCGGTCAATGGCCGGCGAACAAATTGAAACCGTCGAAGTACAGACGCCGGACGGGCCCAAACTGGTTAACGTGCTGGAGAAGGGGTACAAGGTGATCAACCTGGTACTGGCTATCCTTCAGCTACTGTTGAAGTTTTTTGGGAAGTAAGGTTTCACAAATAGCGATGAAAAAATCCGGGGCGTTTGCTCCGGCTTTTGTATTTTCGGGAAAACCAAAACCTTTTCCCAATGAAAAAAATCCTTTTCCTCGCCGGCCTACTGGCGCTGGCATCCTGCCAAAAAGATCCCCAGGAAAAACTCTGTGAGGGCATTATTTGCAACAATGGTGAATACCTTTCGATTGTGGATGCAATCGACCTCAAGTTTGGATCGGCCGATAACCCCTTCGAAGAATTCGTCTTCGACTTCGATTGGCATTTGGTCCCCTTGTCCGGATCGGATCCCCGAAAGTGGA